CCAGTTTGTCGCTATGTCTTGACCATAGCTTCACCTTGCAGAAACCGGTATTTACCGGAACTAGAGTAAAGGATCGCCTATCCCTGCATCGGTGTATCTCTATGATACTTGGGTCTTCGCTTCTTGCCTCAATATCATCAATCGCTCCATAATTGATCGAGTAGGATAGGGTAGCTTCCTCTCCCTTCTCTAGAGTTATCTCGCCTTCAACGCCCTCACCATTCACCTTTGCGGTCAGTTCGATTGGATAAGGAACGGTAGGGACCATCGGACCACTCATCACGAAGCACTTCCTAATGGCAATCTCATCTGATGCAAGTGTAGCTTGGTATGGCTCCGCTTGTTTCAGGTTTGTTGTTTTCAGCCACCACTGGTATATCATGTAGTCCTCCACGTATCTTGCTGACAGCCTTGCCAGTGCGTCGGTCAGCGTTCCGTTATAACGTCTTGATACTGATAGGGTGAACTCCACTATATCATCCGTTCCGCTTCCATAGTAGATGGCGTTGTCGCCAATAGTCTGAGGCGTTGGCACAAGATAGTCTACGAAGATGGTCTTCAATACTTCCAATGCTGTATCAAAGTCGTGGTTCAGCGTTCTTTCGTGAACCTCATCATCGCCGGCAGCCTCGTTAAAGCTTACTTTCGCTGCTTTTTCGTCTGCTGCAGTATCTATCTTTGCTTTCAGGTAGGTTGTCGACTTTACTGCCTCCATTACTACCGATTTGATAATTTGAAATTTTATGATCATAGCTTCTCCTTTTTTAGTCAATGATTATTTCGCCTGTCATGTCTGCCAGACTCTTGTTGCTGCTTGCCGGTGGGGTCTTGTGATAAATCAGCTTGATGGCCGCCGCTATATGGTTCACCATGTCCGCAGCATACTTCTGTGCCAGCTCTGCCTCAGTCATTCCCAATACCGCATTCGATACATAGGCTATCACATACCCCATGAAGTTGCCTTCAAACGGAACGGTAATACTGTCTTCTCCGTCTGCCCATCTGCTGTTTTCAAACTTAATCACCATCGCGTCCCCGTTCTTGTAATAGGTTACTTGTGGTGCCAGTTCTGCTACAAATGTTTCTGCCGCAGCGTTGATATACTGCTTCATGATACCTTTCTCTTCCGAAGAAGATAGGGTAGTCTTGGCAAACATCGTATCTCCGTTCTTGTCTTTCAGGCGTTTTCCGATGAGAGCGAAGTGTTTGTTCACCTCACTCATCACCTTCTCCATTTCTATAGTTATCTGTACTTCCATACCTTATGCTACTCTGTTATATCCTAATGCACTCTGTGCCTGTGCTACTGCATTCTGGTCTGCACCTTGCACAATTCCGTTTTCTACCTGACCGCCGCCTTGCTGCTGAGCCATTGCCTGTTGCTGCTGATACATCTGTTCAAGCTGAGCCTGCTGCTCCTGTACGCTGGCAAGCAACTTGTCTGCAAATGGTGCGTCGAGGTTCTGAAGATACTGGATAATGTTGATACCGCCTATTTCAAGAAGCTTGTCAAGCGTATCGTTCTGCATCGTGTTGAAGGCTGCTGTAGCTGCTGCATTCTTGATGCTGATCTTGAAGTGAATATCTCTTGCCGAAAGGCGGTCGTACTTGTAAACCGTATTGAAGTTCCGGTCGTAAACCCTTCTTCCGTCTTCGTAATATTGTTGGATAGTCATGCACTTCTTGGTTGCCAGCTTCTCCGTAAACACGTCCATGTCGGCAAGGATGGTATACAGAGACGTGGTTGCATTTTGGCTTTCCTGTGCATATCTCGCTGCCGAAGTTCCTGCCGATGGGGTCTTACCCTGCAAAGCACCGCTCACGTTCGTAACCTCTCGAATTAGGTTCAGCTCTATCTGCAAGAGTTCATTCGTACCGATGTTCACGGCATTCGATGTAATAATCTCCGGTTTCACATTCGGTGTCTTTACCGATGGTTTGTAGAATATCCATCCGTCATACTCTACCGCCTCTTCCATAAACTGCTCTGGTGTTCTGCCGTTAAGCACATTTGTAGGAATCATCTTGAATCCCTTGAAACTGCTTCTGATGGCCATGTCGTTCATCACAATCAGTCGGTTGATGTATCGCTGCTGGTCTATGATGTTGGCCAGGAATGGATGAATCTCTCCGTTGATATACGGATAGAGTTTCATCGTGAAAGGATGGCTCTTATAGTCGTATGGAGTTTCGCCCTGGCAGAGGATAGTTCCGTCTGGTGCCATATAGGTATAATACCAGTACTTATCTGCAATCTCTTCGCTAGTGATGTACGCTCTGTCTTCTTCCGCTATACCCATTTCGTCATACTGCTGCTTGCGCTTCATGTTGTCGTTGCGTAGCTTCTGTATCATCGCAGTATCATCCAAGTCTATACGGAAGTAAGCACCGGTTCCTGTGGTAGCAATCGGGTCAAAGCATTGCAGTCTTGGCTTGGTTTCCGTGGTCCATACCTCAATCACTCTGGAGTAATGTCTTCCCTTGTTGCTGTGGTCGAAACAGAGATTCTCCAACGCTTTCTCTTCGTTAAACTCATAGCCGTAGCTGTTATCGTCCGAAGGATAAATATCAAAGATGGCGTTCAGATCTTCTTCTGTAAGCCCATATTCCTGTTTGGCAAACTTCTGATACAAGTCTTCTCGGCTCACGTCATGCAGAACACCGATAAGACTCACGTCATTGTGTCGTGGGTCGCTGCCGCATTCAAAAAACATGTGGTCGGGTTCCATCGCGTCTGTCCATGAATCGGGCATTTCCAGTTCCTTCGCCTCCCAACTCTCCCTGACAAACATCTGACCGCCCATCAGGTAGTCTTTAATGGCGTGGTTCAGCACATCTTGCATGTACGTTGTCTGCCAGTTGCATTGCATCGTGGCACTCATCATGTCGCTCAGTTGTCGGGAGTCGCTGTCTCTTGCAAAGCAGACCGGTTCCGTTCCCTGCTTGGCATAAAGACCGGCAATAGATTCCAGAATGCTCACCATGATGTTGTTGCTCATAGGTGTCTGGTTGCGCTTTTCCATATAGGTGCGTTCCGTCATTTCCTCCCAGTAACCATGATGGTATACTCTGATGGTGTCGCTCCATTGGTCGCCCATGCAGTAGCGCATCGTTCTCGCCCTCGTTTCTCGCACACCGCTCAGGTTATTCCAAGCATTTCTGCATCGGCTGAGTAACTCCTCATCCTTGCCGTGTTCTTGTCTTCGCTTGCGAGCCTTAACCGAGTCATACTTGTTATGTTGAGGCATCACTTTGCTAAGTGTCAGTATTCTTGCCTTTACCATTTTCTTATACATTATTAATTATAGGCGCAAAAATAGGCAAAAACATGGCTTTCTTTGCCGTGTTCCAACCAACCACCAAGCGTAAGGTTGGAGCACGGCAAAACTTCTTCAAATTATTTGCATTTTTGCCGAAAAGTTTCAAACAGTATTATAGAGATATGACAAAAGAAGAATTAGCACAGATGAATGAGGAAGGTGGCGCACAACAGGCTCCACCTGCTGAGGCTGCTACAGATGAAACGTCTGTAGATGAGCGTCCTAATCGTACAGCTTTCTCCAAGCGCTTCTCTAATCGCCATTCTGACATCGACTTCGAAGACAAGGAAGCTCGTTATGCGGCAATGAATGATGATGCTGATCTGCTCGGACAGTACGAAGAGAGCGGTAAGGCGTTGTCTAAGGTTTTCGATAAGCACAAGTGGCTCGCTGCTCTGGCGATGGATATGGAGAAAAATCCGGACGACAATCCGTTTGATGCGATGGCACGCTTGGGTATTGACGTGAAGACGTTGCTTGACGATCCTGAAGGCGGCAAGAAACTCGCTGAGATTCTCGCCAAGCACAACGAGGACGTGGCTGAACAGAACGAGGCTACCGAGAAGGTTACTGCCAACATGCGCAAGTCGCTTGAACGCCTGATGAAGCTCTATCCCGATGATGCGCAGGATATGTGGTCCCAGATTTACGAGATTCACGACAAGGTAGAGAGTGGCGATATTTCAGATGATATTTGGAAGATGCTCCACAATGCCAACAACTACGATTCTGATATTTCCTCTGCCCGTGACGAGGCGGCTATGCAAGCCCGAAACGAAAAGATTCAGAATAAGGTTCGCTCTTCCAGCACAGAAGGTATTCCTCCTTCTCTTTCTAGTTCTGGCGCAGGAAATAAACCGGCAAAGAAACAGAAACGTGAAAGTTTCTTTGATGATATTAGAAGTAATTAATCCATTAATATATGTATAAAATGAAGAAAAATTGTTTTAAGAATTTTATGAGTGGTCAGTTCGTCTTTAAGATGATTCTGATGCTTCTTGCCGTAGTTACCGGTGGTGGCGTAATGGCAACGGCAGACCTTGTAGAGCCGCAGATTGGCAACGAGGGAGTAAATCCTGCAGACAAAGAGACTGTTGCCCAAAAAGAGCCAGTAGACCCTAATGTTAACGACAGACTTAGCCCTGGTGGAAAAAAAGATGGTCAAGACCTTACAGGCTCCCAGGCTTCTAGTACACAGCTTCGTGAGGGTGGTCTGCTTGATAAGGAGTGGGATAGTGAGATAGTTAAGTTCTATCCTTTCAAGACACCGCTTCTTTCTATTGTTCGCCGTATGGCAAAAACAGTAAATATTAAGAACTGGTCAATCTCGCATCAGCGTGTTGGTGGCGAAACTCTTGATGGACAGACTATTCTGAAAATTGAAACTGCTGACACCATCGAGATTAATTCAACGAACTTCTCTGGTTCTATTCGCCCATTCTATAAAGGCACTACTGTTTTTGCTTCTGGTGTTCCCGGTTATGCTGCTGGCTCACAGACCAAGACAGAGGGTACACTGATGCTTTATGTAATTGAGGCTAACGGTAAAAAAGCGGTTATGCAGGCTGTCAACGGAAAGCCGAAGGTTAGTGGAGACTCAAGAGACAATCTTGACAACATGACTTGCCCGGAAATCCCTGTTGGAACAACGTTCCTTGCTGGTGCATCTGCAGCTTCTGAGTCTCAGCTCACCATTACACCAGAAAACTTCCAGCCACGCGAGAAAGAAGTGTATGTTCAGAAGAAACTCTTGAACATCGTATTTACAGATGACTACGAGAAGGTAAAGAAGGAGCAGCCTATTACAGTTGCCGACTTAAAGACCGATGCTATCATCAAGTATAACCTACGTGCAGAGCGTACTTATTTGCTTGGATGCAAGTCTCGCTTCAAGGCAGAGACCGGCGACGGACAGATTGAAGATGTCTATACCTCTGAGGGTATCATCAATCAGCTCACCAACACATACTCCATCGGTGATACTTATACGCTTGGCGATTTGATTGCTATTTCCAAACTCCAGTTCACGGAATTCTCCGAGAATGATCGTTGTTTTGCCTTCTGTGGTAAGAATGCTATCGAACGTTTGGAGAATATCAAGTTGGAGGGAAGCCATCAGAACGACTTCATTAATCACAACGAGTTCGACCTTACCTTCAAGCGATTCAAAGACACCTTCGGCTCTATTGATTTTGTTTGGACTCAGACTCTCGATCTCTTGGGTATGTCAGACTTCATGGTTATCTTTGACCCTAAGGCTTCTCGCCGATACGTCAAGATTGGCAAGAAGGAGCAGACCAATGATATGTCTAAGGGAGGTGGCGAGGTTCGTGACGCTAAGCGTTGGATTCATCAGGAGGCAGATAGTGTGGCACTTCGTGGTTACAACTCAATCTTGGTTGGTCCTGCTGATAAGATTGCTAAGATTGCCACAGAGTCACTTAATGCCATCATTTCTGCTAAGGAACTTCCTAAGAATCCATCAAAGGGTATGAAGGTTGCGCTCACGCAAAACTACACCTTAAAGGGTAATAATTCTTCTACTGATGATGTCAAGTATGAGGCAGGTACAGTTTTATACTACACTGGCACCGCTTGGGCTATCTATGCTGGTCAGGATACAGCGCAGTAAATTATCACTATAAACCATCGGTGGGCAGGTGCATCTTGCTCTGCCCACCATTTATAAAGAATAAATATGATTAAGACATATAAAGCACGAGTAAATCAAAATAGCATTAGCTATCTGCTTTCAGGTAAGCAGGGTAATCAGGTTCGCTATCCTTTCGCAAATGGTAATGTAATTATAAACAAATATCCTTCACTTACGTTGCGAAACCGATACTGTCAGGAACTTCTTGAGTCTAGCTTGCTTTTTGCCAACAATACTATTATTCTCGACCATGAGGAAGAAGAGTACCCTGGCGAAAAGGCTAAACTTGAAGAGGAAAAGAATGCCGCATTAAAGTCAACCGTAGATGAGCCGGCAAAGAAGACTACAAAAAAGTCACAGAAAGAGGAGGTAGCAGGCATCCGTACAGCGGAAGAAGTTATTAATTACATAAACAACCGTTTTGACAAGGATTGCAGAACCCTTGAAACTGCCATGAAGCATGCAGACAAGGCTGGTATTATTTTCCCTGATTACGGCAAGGAGTAATATATATAATAAGGTGTAAATGAGTATAGAGGAAATCATAAAGGCAGTACGTTGGTGCATAGACGAGGAATCCAACAACACATCGGAAATCACCGATGAGAAGGATGATTTGTATATGGACAACATCATCAAGTCGAAGATAAACGATGCGCTGCATTGGATAGCTATTACTGCTGCATCTTCGCCTGTCCTGTCCGATTCCAAGAGTATAGGCTCGACTTCCGACACAATTCAGGTGTCCGATTTTGATTCTAATCACAACATCGGTGTTATCACCATGCCTTCCAATATGGAGATTATTACCATCAACCGCATTCGTGGCGCTTCTTGGTATAAGGCAGTCACCCCAGTAGAGGACACCGATGATGAAGCTCTTATGATGTACGACGATACCGCCAATGGTACCATTGATCGCCCACAGGCTGCCATCATGCGAGAGAATCCAATCAAGATCCTCATGCAGCCCAAGACTTCAACGGCGGTCATTACCTATGTTGGCGTACCTAAGTCTGTGAGCACAGACGCTTCCACAACAGATGTTTCCATTCCGGACAAACTAAAGAATGCTTTCATCTATTATATCGCCTTTCTGCTCCTCTCAGCCTACGATGATACCAAGGCTAGCCAGATGTACACCATCGCCCTGCAACAGCTAGGCGTAAATCAAACCTCAAAATAAAGACGATATGGAGAATGTAACAGCCACATACGATGCCAATGAACTTGCATGGGTAACTCCAATCCTTACTCTTCGCCGTGATATTTTCCTAAGAATCACGCTAAGGGAAAAAGGAAAGGTGGTTATCCGTCAGTCAGATGATAAGGGAAATTTCCCTCGCATCCCGATACGTCGCCACAAGGACACCCAGTCCTTCGAGTTCCGTATCTCGGTTATTCCCGATACCGTCCAAATTCAAATATTCACTTCTACAGAACCAAAAGAAATGAAATATGCCTACATTTAGACAAGATAAAAAGCTTGGAACGAATGTGCCGCTGATAAAGACGGCCGACTTCAACGACAAGTCTGTCACAACAGAAAAACTTGCCGAAGGTTCTGTTACTAATTCAAAGTTAGCACCAGAATCCGTTACACAGGATAAGTTCGACAAGGAGCTGCTTCAAATCTTCCAGGCGGCAGCAGGTCTTCCTCAAAATCTGATAGAGACTATTCAGGATGTTGACGTAAGCATAGCCAAGCTGAACGATACGGTTTATCCTATCACGTTAGGATTCACCATTATCCCGAATGTAGACACTATGCAGACAGAAGTTCGTTATTCTGTTTCAAGCGACAACAAGCCCCTTGTGCCTGATACATTGGAAGTATCAAAGAGAATTAACGAGGACTTGGAAATTGGCATTATCGCTAGCACTCCAGTTGCTAACGGCTCTTTGACAACACCTATACAAGGAGCAAGAGAAATCTTCAATTTTGCAGTAACCAAGAAAGGCAGAACTGGCAAGAACACATCACAGACTCGCTATCTATGCTACTTTGGAGGAAACCCAGCAGACACCATGACCGCAGAAATCCTCAATACACTCAACAGGGTATCATCCGCAGGAGTATCATTCAATCCTAGTATCACTACCAAGGATAATGATTACATCTGGCTTGTAGTACCTAGTTATCTCTCAATCAACCGTGTAACCAGTGCAGGATTTGACGTAACACTTGCTGCTCCTCAGACTATCACAAATAATCTAGGCAGTTTCAAGGCATACCGAACAGCCAATCCTCTCACCGCAGCTACATGGAATTTAGTAATATCATAAACGTATAAGGATTATATAATATGAGTATAAATTTAACAGACGAGCTTCTAGCCAAAACCAAGAAGGGTAAGATTGCCTCTGCTAAGCAAGTGTTTCTTGAAGGAGACCAAGAAAATTTGCAACAAATAGGTGAAAAGACCCATCAGTTGGAGAATGCCATCAAAGACATCGCCGTCTCAGGTGGAGCATCTACTGCCAATGCTGTCTCTTATAACAACGAGACCAGTGGCATGACTTCAATCACTGCACAGGGTGCTATTGATGAGCTTGCTAAAAAGAATAAGTCGCATGATGCTGAGATTGCTAAGAAAGCAAACTCGGAAGATGTTACTTCTCAAATGCAGACTGAGCAGTCTAGAGTCAATGGTGAACTGGCTAAGAAATTCAATTCAGAGAATATCACACAAAAATCAGGCGAAGCTGAGGATAAGGTAATGAGCCAGAAAGCCGTTAGCACAAACCTCAGCGACTTATCATTAAAGAATGAAATCACATCGTGCACAAATCTTATTGCAGAAGGAGACGCTATTACGGATGAATGGGAACAAGGTGTATTGGGTTTTAATGGTGAACTTATATATGAAGAAAAATATGTAACTTCTCCACATATAAGGAGTTCTAAGATATATAATAGGTCAGAATTTATATCTTTCAAATCTACTCCTTCAACGTCTTATAATAATGTGTGTTTTTATAAAGAAGGCATTTACAACTTTAGTGTAAATATTCCAGCAAAAAATGGAGAGATTGTATCATTCCTTTTACCAAAAGAATATTCTTGTAGAATTAGTACAAGAATAGGATTTGGCGATTGGTACGTTAAAAGTATCAACGCTAAAAGATATGATAACTATTTACACAGTGTTGTTAATAATACTATAACAGATATTTATGACACACTATATGGAAAATCAATAGATGTTATCAAGGGTGGTTGGCTAACAAATGATAATACACTAAGCACTGATGAAAACTCATATTATACAGACTATATAAAGGTTAAGCAAGGTGATGTTTTTTCTATTACAGCTAATACTTTGTATGGATATCCTTGCGTCTATGTTATACTTGATGAAGATAAAAATGTATTAGAGTATCTATCTACACCAAAACAATATAAGAATTATAAACTAACTATATCCAATGATAAAGCCTATTGGATAAGGTTCTCTTCATATAATGGCATATTACAGGTAGAGTATAAATCTACCATAAAATCTGCTTCTGAGATATCTTTAAATAATATAAATAAAGGTACATATCCTTTTTTTGATGAAATAGATACTATCAAAGGTGGTTGGTTACCAAGTAACAATGCAGTAGAGCCTCAAGAATATTCATACTATACTGATTATATAAAAGTTAAGAAAGGTGATACTTTTTTTGTCAAAGCAAAAACGGAATATGGCAATCCTTGTGTTTATATTATATTTGATGAAGATAAAAATGTATTAAGTTATTTAAACAAGGAAGGAGAATATGCTTGGTTAAAAGTTAAAATTACAGACGAAAAATCTGCTTATATAAGATTTTCTTCATTCAATAGTATACTCGTTGTTGATAAAGAAACCACATCAGAATATCCTAATATGCTATTTGAAAAAAAATATGCTTTTTGTGGGGACTCATTCACAGAAAGTATCCTATCAGAACTTACAGACGAAAATGGGTTAAGTGGCACAAATTCTCCAGAATACTGGGATAATCATAAAAAGATATGGAAATCCTACGCATGGCATATTTGTAATAGAAACAATATGCTATCATATGCTGACGGAGTTAGTAGCTCTAGAATGACTATTGTCTATAATGATGATGGAAGTATAAAAACCACTAATTCATTTAGTAATGAACGATATAAAAAAATTCCATTAGACACAGATTATTGTACGCTTATGTTTGGATTGAATGAAACAGATGTGACTTTAGGAAATAAAGATAGTGCAGATAAATCAACTCTTTGGGGAGCGTGGAATGTAGTATTAGAGTATTTGATTACCAACCATCCATATATGAAAATTGGAATTATTATACCTGATTCTTGGGAAACTAAAGAGCAATCCGCTGAGTTAAAGAAAATAGCCCAATGGTGGGGTATTCCTTATCTTGACTTAAAGGATGAAAACGTATCTGTAAATATTGGTGGTAGATATGAGGGTTTAAATCCAAAAGTAGCTACACTAAGAAATAAGGCTTTTCAAATATCGGATAGTAATGCCCATCCAAATGCGAAAGCCCAGTTGTATCGTTCTTATATTATTGAAGAGTTTATAAGAAAATTATAGCGAACACAAAGTCGCTGAATTCGTAAACACCAATAAGGTGGTATGACTTTGTTTTTCATACCACTTTATTGATTATTTCCCATAGGCGTATATACAATTTTTGCTTGGCGTGGGCGTATTGCTGCCTTGCATTTTCCGCAAACTTTTACTCCATTCTTAAACTCGTAACCGGAATTATGAATTTCTCCACACCTATTACAGCAAAATCGTTCAGAGAAATAGCTGCCTCTCATTCCTACTAAGTCAGGTACAACACAATTATCGAAGGATTGAACTTTATTCTTTTTTCTTCTTTCCCATCGTTTTGCTATATTCTTGTTATTATTTCTCATAAAGTTATATCGAGTTATACAAATTACTCATCCTAGCTATTACTATAAACACGTTCTGATCCTACAGAAATTTTAATAATCTCATCAGTGTTATATTCTTTCATCAAAGAGAGTGCAGTTTCCTGTATTTCTTTCTTCGAACTTGGGCCCTGAATGATTTTTAGGCATCTTTTTATGGATGGTATAGCATTCAAATCAAATCTGGTATGTGACTTCAATTCGTACGACACTCTATCTACTAACCAAATCTCAATCTTTTTTGAGTCGGATCTTAACCATTCTTCTGATTGATTATTCTCTTTTATATTGAAGTAGTATGTAAACTTAAATGAATCTACAAATTTAAAGACAATGAAAGCAACGCCATACTGTTTATAATAATATGCATCTAAATAGCCGTATGCTATTGCCCCTGCAATATCTTCTGATATGTCTTTTTTATACAGCACAATTGCAAGGCATTCTTTTGAGAAACAAGTAACTGTGGTATCTTCGTAATATTCCATGGCAGTTTTATATTTCTTAGAGTATTTTCCTCCAGTTTTTACTCGTATCGAATTGTCTATTTTGGTATATTCCAGTAACTTTTTTGCGTATTCTCTTCTGAAAGATTTTACACTTCCATTAGATACCTTGTAAGAATAAAACCTTTCCCAGTCATTTATATTATCAATCTCTTGTATCATAGATGCGTAATACTCTTTAGTTCGTTGACAGCATGGACCATACGTTTCAATATAATGAGTTAACATATTAAATGATAATTCGTATTGATACGCCTTTCTTAACGATAAAGATAATCTGTTAGCATCATACAATATTATCTTTCTAATTCCTCTATCTCGTAAATATGAACTATACAAATGAAATTCATATTTATCTTCGATTTCAGATTCAACCTTGTTTCGGTAATCAGAAGTTTCCTTATTAAACAGCAAATGGTCTTTTTCGAATAATTTTATTTGGTTATACTTTTCTTTATAAAAGTATATACGTTGCAATGGAATTTGCAGAAGATTTGAATCATACTCTTCGGCAGAGCAAGAACAATTAACCCTTGCTTCAAATCTAGCCTGAAACATTTCCTTTCTGTCAGGCATAGACTCTAATGTATTACCTTTGGATAAAAATCCGAATAATTTCATAATAAAAATCGTTATAGCGTTATTTTAGTTTGCAAAAATAGAAAAAATATGGAAGAACAGTGTCATTATTTTGTATTTTCTTCATTGTTTAGAAATCTGCTAAATAATTGAGCTTCATCTTACTCATTATAAACACCTGAAAAACAACTATATAACCCGTAAAAACTTTATTTTGAGCATAGTTAGGCAGAGCCTCATCTTCTTCGTAACTTTGCACCAAGTTCAATAGTGAACGAAACGAATAAACTATTTTATTATGAGTGAGTCAAAAACTTACGTATTCGGGGAGAACGGAACCAGCCAGGGTGGTGGTTTCAATAGCATTCTCGCTATGCTCCCAGCACTTATGCAGCGACAGGGTGTAGATCCAAGTTTGTTTGCTCTTTGCAACGGCAAGAGTAATGGAAACGGATGGGGTGATGGCTTGTTTGCCATCTTGCTTCTCTTCCTTCTTATGGGTAGAGGTAACTTCTTCGGTGGAAATAATGGCGGTTGCTTGATGCCTAACGGACAGGGTGGCGTTATGCTCAATAACGATGCCAATACGGCTGTTATCATGCAGGCAGTTCAGCGCAATGGTTACGATGTTCAGTCGCTTGCTACTGCTCTCAACACCACTACCGGTAACGTTATCGCTGCCATCAACGGTGTAAGCAAGGAGATTTGCGGTGTCGGCAACCAGATGGGCATGACTGCTAATCAGGTATTGACTGCCATCATGCAGGGTAACAACGCAATCGCTACCCAGTTGGCAGAATGCTGCTGCAAGACCAACAACAACATTACCACCATGGACGGAAATATCAAGTTGGCGATGTGTCAGCAGACTGGAGCCTTGCAGAATGCCATCAACAACGTGGCTGTAGGTCAGGAACGTGCGGTTTCTTCCCTTGCCTATGCTACCAAGGACCAGACTTGCGAATTGCATAACGCCATCAAGGAAAGCACTCAGACAATCGTTGACGGTCAGAAGCAGGCTGAGATGCGCGAAATGCAGAACAAGATTGATTCTCTGCGGGAGGAGAACAGTACCTTCAAGGCTTCCGCAATGACTTCACAAATCGTGGGCCAGGCTGTAGCACCAATCAATCAGGTATTGGCTGGTCTGCAGAACGAGGTGGCAGGTATCAAGTGCAAGCTGCCAGAGACGGTAACTACTCCTTACAGTCCATTCACCGCGATTCCTAACTGCGTGGCTTATCAGGCAGGATTGTACGGACTGAATGCTGCCAACAATGGATTCTGGGGTTAAAGAAAGGAGGCTGCTATGTTATGGTTAAGACCTTACACTCGGGTGAATCGTAACGGTTCGGCGGCTATCGCTTCTACTGGCGTGAAGGTGAATACTGCCGATGTGGTGTTCACCTTTAAAAACCACGCCTTCGTGAATGCCAGCTACAGAGGAACGATTTTCGTAAATCTGCGTCAGGCTATTCCGACTGGAACGACTGGTACGCTGCCTATCCTTTTCGAGACCAACGGCGCAACCCAAGCCGTAACCAAATTCAATGGTGAGGCATTAACGGTTGCAGACGTGCCGGGCACTGGAGTGGTTCAGCTCTGGTTTGAGAGAGACACTAACACCCTTCAGCTGATGACGGGTATTGTTTAACAAACAGAATAGATAATAGGAGATTACATTATGTTTCAAGGTTTAAGAACAAATTCTTTATTCTATGTCCTAGACAAGGGCGAAAACCCGAACTTGCAGATTGGTCAGGTTGTTTCAGTCAGCAACCCTCAGACGAAATATCCTACCTTCAACAATGGCTTCACGCCTCAGCCTATGGAAACTGTGGTTGATGTGAAGGTGAAACTGAACGACGAGGAGGTGGATTTCAAGCAGCTACCTGCCAACGGACAGATAGCCAACGACAAGAATCTTGTGGTGAGCGACAACAAGGAAGCCATGAGTGCAGAGGTCGATACGATGCTGAGACAATCCAAGGCGATACTGGAGAGCGTAGATTACCACAAGAAAGTCGTTGATTCTTGTGAGGGAATGCTATTGCAACTCAACCCCCAGATAGCCAAGGAGAGGGAACAGACTGAGAAGATCAGCAAGCTGGAAGGCAAGGTTTCCGGCATGGAGGGCAAGCTCGACAAGATGATGGGATTGCTCCAACAGGCAATAAACAAGTAATCTCCTATCTATTCACTTTTAAAATCTTAGAATTATGATAATGGTTGAGATTACAGAAGACAAGTTCGATGGCTTGTATGAGAACGTGGAGAAGGGCTTGCGCTACTTGGATAAGGCGATGAACTGCCTGGGCGAAATGAAGCGTGAAGGCAGACGTGACCGATACGGCGAGCGCAACCGCATGCCCGATTACAGAGGTCGTGGAGGCAGAAGTGGTATGCGAGAGCATGAAGAGTACGACGACATGCGCCAACGTGAAGACAGAGACCGTGGAGAACGTGATTATCGAAGCTACGGCGACGAGTATTAACTAACTTGGGGTTTGGTAGTGAAACAGATTTCGTTACCAAACCCTTTTTAATATCAGAAAGATTATGGAAAGAAAATACAGACAATCTTTGAACGCCTACGATTATCAGCCGGAGGAAATGAGGGCTTACCTTCGCTACAATGGTTGGCACTTCAATAAGAAGATGTGTGAGTGGGCAGTAAAGCAGATGCGGAAGAATGGTAAGCCTATCCGCATGATGAGCAAGGATGATATTGAGGAAATCTTGAAGAAGAACGATATTGTGCTAGATAACAATGTAGGCTATGACGCTTGCTACATCGCGCACATGTGTCTGGCTGATTTCTACGGTTCATCCATCACGGAAGAAAAGCAGATGGCCCAGTTTATCAAAGACTACGTAGATGATGAGGATCAGCAGGACGGTTTCATCTTCAACCGCTTCTATGCAGATACATCATTCAATGGCATAGGCATTCCTTGGGAAGAAATTTTGTAGCAATGTTAAGTGTTGAATGTTAAATGTTAAGTTAGAAAGTGACTGAGCAGGAGATATATTTGGAAAGGTATGACTGGACCGTACATGTAATGTATGATGTTCATTCAAAGGATGCCATGAAGGTAAGAAGGCATCTTCGGGATTTAGGATGCGCGGGCATTCCTCTCGAAGATGCCTGTAATCTCGTGCTCGAAGGCGAACCCAACAAAGGCATCACTTATTCCAACATAGACACCCGAAAAACAATAGTAGTAATAGGTTGGGCCACCTCAAAAGGGGAGTACGCAAACAGCCTCACCCACGAAATGCTCCATGTAGTTCAGCACATATCCGAGCAGTTCCTTATAAATATGTACACCGAAGAACCCTGCTATCTCCTAGGCTCCCTCTGTCAAACCGCCGCCAGCAAGCCGCTACCAGCAAGCACCAGCTAGAAAAGCCCCCTCTAGCCCCCGTTCCTCAGCATTTTATGCTGAGTCCCCCATATTTATAATAAGTCTAAACTACGCAAAAATCCCCAAACCCAGATACAACCTATCAAAAAAAATCCCTACCTTTGCACCCAGAAATACAAACGCATAAAACATGATTCATGAAGAAATTATTAATAACCCTAATGGCAGTCCTGTCATTATGTGCATGTAGCAGCAACGATGATTCGTCTGTTAGTAACCAGTTTCTATATGATGGGAAAGTATATCAGATAGATAGTGCCTACATCAATCATTATGTGATGATACTTTATTCTGGAGAGTATCACAGATTTTCTGTTACAACAACAAGAGTTGAAATAGGGAAGAAGAATTATCTTAAAGATTTAGGATCAGAAGCAATTCTGTATGAATTTGATAAGGAGGGCAATGAAGGTTATCTTCATTTGTGGGGTTCGCATGGTTCTAAGATGGATAAAAATCCTACTTAACCATCAAAAATGATGATGAAGATGATAGAACCTATATAGAGGTTTACATTAATGATGGAGAAATGCCCATCAAGGCAACATATCTAGGAGTAGCAAAAAAGGAGTGAGCCTTGCGCCCACTCCCTTTTTCATATTATTCCAATCTATCCAGCTCATCAACGGCATCCATCATGATTCTGTCAATATTCTGATTAGCGAAGTTGATGCTCTCGGTATCGCTCGCCTTATCCCTCATCTTCTTCCATTGCTTCATCTGCTTCTCTGCCAGCTCGATGATTCTAACCTTGGCAGCCTCCTTGGAGTTTTGGAAGTGGAAATACTCACCTATATTCGTGATTCTCTTATCAATCGGAACGTTCTTCGATTTCAGGCGGTCCACGTTGGCCATGGTCTTTTCCATTTCGTCCTTGTAGTTATACCACTTGCTCTTGGTTCGCTGCAAGCTGCTCTGCTCATTTGGCGTATAGAGTAGTGAGCGAAGGAAAGGAATATCCTTGGTTTCCGTGTCGCTTCCGTGCTTAATAACACCGATAGCACGCTCAGTAAAGGTAGCCGCACCACCACCTATGCCACCGATGTAGTGATTCAGCATACTAGGGTTTGTTACCATATCCAGGAAACTATTACCCAGCATATCTTCATTACCCTTGGCTACATCGTTAGTCTGAGCATTCACCCATTTATTCACAGCCATATATCCGTCAGGCACACCCCTGTAGGCTCTCTGCCAAGCAGGGGAATTTTCATTCCAGTCACCACGTCTTTCAATCGGCGCACCCTTCCAGTCGGTATTTAGCTCCCATTCCACGAAAGGAGATAGGGCAGAAGGAGAGATAGCTTTGATCGTCTCATTCAATGGCTCCTTGCCAGCCGAAGAGTTACCGAGATAGTCCATCACCGGCACAAGCTGCGACATACAGCCCACGGCATCCAAGGCAGGATTCTTCTGTCCGCTTACGTTTGGCGAGAAGGTCAAGCCAGCCGCCAAGTCACCCAAACCATAGAAGGCTCTCAACTCGATGGCAAGCGGAATAGTAATAAACTGTCCGCCACCTTTATATATACAGAGATTGTTTCTTCTCACGTAGTCAGGCAACTCGCCGTATGGGTCCTTCACACCCTTTCTGTCCTTCTCGTCCTCACTCGCAATCAGCACATTGTTACCTAGTGCAGCCAACGCACCGAGAGCAAAAGGAATGGCAAGCATATTGATAGAAGTACCCACAGGATGATTCTTCAAGTTCTTCACAAGAAGATTTGTACTCTGAATACCGGCATTGAAGAACATAGAACAATGTCTCAGATAGCTAGCCGTAAATCCGTAAGTCCATCTTGCAGCCGCCTTGCCGCCAGTCATTTCTCCGTTCTTGAAACTCTTGATGGCATCACCGCTACCATGGCGGTTGAAGTTGGTAGATACCTCCTTCGCATCATAGACCGAACGGATGATAGAGCGGTTACTGTCTCGGCTCGCACAATAGGTAGCAAATCGGGCGATATTCTCAGCCACCTCGTTGATGTTCGCCAGATTTCCGAAGAAGAAGTCACGAAGGACAGCACCGCCCTTGTCAATCTTGCTTCTTTCGCCCTTCACATCTTTTTTGTATTCCTTGGTCCAATCCTGCATGTTCTTGATCTGAACCCAACCGGTTTCGCCGCCGTTCTCCATGAACTCCTTGAAATATCGCTGAACCTTGTCGCTCATATCAAGTGTTCCGTTACGATACTTGGCAAATAAGCCCAAGCCAGTAGTTCCGCTCAAATCCTTGAAGCTGATATTCGATGCACCCTTATACAAGCCCAACTGCGCATAGTACTTCGCCCATAGCGCACCATATCTTGCACCCTCCTTGGAAGTAACGTTGCTCGATGCAAACTCCGCATCACGCATGATGTTTCGCATCACGAACTCAGGGTTATAAGATGTACACAACTGCGCCATCATTCTTGAAATAGAACTCAATGGTTTCATGATTCCCTTGGCACCCGAGTTCTCCAGCAATCCATTCAGAGCCTGCGCCGCTCTAGGATTTCCGTTGATAATAAAGGTATGGGTCCTTCCGGCAATCTTCACATCTACGATATGCTGCGATTTATTCTCCGCTCTTTGGAACTTATAACCAATCTTGTCTCTGCGATAAACCTTGTATGCCATACCCTGTGATTCCTTCATCTTCATATCCTTATTGAAGTCTGAAACAATCTGGTTGATTTCGTCGGCCGTAGCATCCTCAGGAATATCAGGGTAGCGCTCATAGACGATGTTCACCACTGGGTCCTTCTCATACCAGACGCTTGTTTCGGTAATCAGATTATTGCCCGAATTGTTTCTCGCGAATCTTGCAAATGCCTGACGGATAGCATTCATACCACCGTTCTTGATGGCTCTGTTACCCATCGCACCAATCTGCGCCAGTACGTTAGTTTCACTCAGATACTTGTGTCCTCTCGCTCTCATAATCGTGCTTCCGATGTAACTCTTCGGGTCACCCTGCTCAGTAATGTATCCATAAGTATCTTCTGCCGTAGCCTCATCATACTTTCTCAAAGGCACATACCAGTTGAACATATTCGATACATGACCATGCAATTCCTTGCTGATGATGCCATTCTTGTAGTCGCTGTCAATAGAATACTGGGTAGCAGCCTTCACCTTATCCCAATAGTCCTTCACAGCTCCCTTCTTGATGCTCTCCATCTTCGCTTCTGAATCCATCACGCTCTGAATAGCCTCGGAATCATTGTAAGGGTCAGAAGATTTCGCCACTTCCTGAATAGCGTGCATACCCGAATAGTCGTGCTCGCCAGCTTCGAAGTCAGCATCAAAGTGGTTTCTGATACTCTCATCCAACTGTCTGTAGTACTCCTTCAGGTCGATGTTGCCATCCTTCAACTCGTTGTCAAGATACTCCTTATCGCTATAATAACTGTTTTCCAAGAAGTCAGCATCCTGCTTCTTCTGCTCGTCCATCCTCATCTTTTTAAGGAAGTCACGGACAAAGAACTCTCTGTTTCGCTCCAAGCCGTGCTTGGTAATCATGTAGAGATTGAAGTTTCTAATCTTCTCATCATCCTTCTTGCCATCGAAAGCATCCAGCACATCGGCCATGGCCTTGTCAAGAGGCTTCATCACGTTGCGCTCAAACATCTGAGCCGCATCACTCATCGCACCCTGCATGGTGTTCTGCAGTATATAAGGATTCTCCGAAGAGGCAATATCCTCAATCTTCTTGTCTGGCACAATCGCATTCATCAACTTCTTCAACGAAAGCATATTGTCCATATAGCTCTCTGTGAACATATAGCCGTGCTCGTCAAGTGAACGGTGGTATCTGTCAAGTGCCGTGCCGGCAGATGGGGTAGTACGGAAGTGAATCTCACCATCTGTAGCCTCATTCCACTCAGCCTTGGTAAGATTATCCATACTTCTAACCTTTCCGTCATTTCCGTAGAACATGCCATCATGCGCCACGACAGCAGGCATACGCTCATGGTCGAGACGGTATTTCACCGCCTCGGCTCTCATCTTCCAATAAGGATCATCCGGATTCTTCTGCAAGTTCTTGCTCAACCAGAGCAAGTACTTCACATCTTTAGTATTAGGAGCAACACGATAACCGATTTCATGAAGGAAATCAGATACCTTATTCTTGATACCATTCCAGAAACCCGGTTCGCCCTTGCCATCCTCGGCGAGTCGCGCGATACCTTCCTCAATGGCATCATAGATATTCAGAGGATTGAACTTTCTCTCCTCATCCACCAGCTTCTTCAAAGCCGCATTCTCAGGCTTATCCAAGTCGTACCATACTTCACAAAGGAACTTGTCGAATCGTTCATCACCAAACAACTCTCTCATTCCCTTGTGTCCAACCACCTCATGCCAGATAGTCTTCTCAGCAGTATATCGGTCGTGGATATTAGGCATATAAAGATGCACCTCGCCAGTCTTCTCGTCATACCAGCCGGTTATCTTTCTGCCTTCCTCAATAGCAGCCTTTGCCGCCTTGTTGATGATTTCATCAACCGATGAAACCATGTTCACCTTTGCACCAGTCTTCTCTGAGAGTTGTGTGATATGGGAAGACACAGGAATGCTAGCCTTTTTGTTAACAATCTCATCGTTAAGCTCTGCGCCTTTTTGGAATACACCGTAATCAAGATTTCTGATTACGTTCTCCAATGCTTTATCAAGTCTGTCTAGATCGGTCGTTGTGTCAACGTGGAATCCAAGCATCTTTTTTATAGCATTGAAAGCTCTTCTGAACCATCCTTTTTGAGCAGGAATCTGAGCCGCTATCTTTCTCCATTCTGGATTAGCCAACTCAGTTATCATTTCGGCAGGATTTGTTAGCGCATAAGGTTCGGTTCCACCGATATGCTTATCAAAGTAAGACTTTATCTCGTCATACAAATCAACTACCTCTTTAGCTGCCTTTCTTTGTGATTCAGTAAGCAAGTCACCATATCCTTTTCGGTAAAGGTTGATGATGTCAGACGTCACAACGTGCAACATTTCGTGGCAGATTGTAGAAGCAAGTTCTTGTTTGCCGAATTGAATTGAAGATAAGAAGTCTGTATCTATCAATATGTAGTTCTTTGGATGATAATAATATCCCTCAGTATTGACCTTTTTATAAGCCTCACCTTTCAACTTTGTTCCAAGAACATCAACTAAACCTTCAATGCGGTCAAAAATCTTTTTAACGTCAGTATCGCTGTTGTAGTCATTAAAAATCCTTTCAACCTGTTCCTTGCTTGCCCAATCTCCTTCTTCGAGACCATACTTTAATCGGATATTATTGAATCTTTCGAGAAGATATTCTTTAGCTCTTTGAGCAGCTGCCAAAGAGAGCGCCGTTTCTTTGTAATCTGAGAGTACCCCTTTTCTGCCGGATATTCGCACACTATCCCCTTGTGAAACTCCACCCATTCCTCTGGATTCATTTCCTTCGGTTGTTTCGGTTCCAATAGCACTTTTGATTTCGTTGATGTCTGATTTCCTGTTGAATCCATATTTCTGTTCTATATCTTTAAGTTTACTATCCAAGGAGTCAATGACAGATTTTAGACCTTCATACTTTTGAATAGGATTTCCTTTTTTGTCATATTTAAAAGTATCAATATACTGTTTTGTAGCATATTTGTTTGCCTCTTTCTCTATGTTAGGCTTTTCAGAAGAATCCCCATAAAGTCTTTCAACCTCATCATCGAATCTCTTTTCAATCTGCGAAGATACATTTTTATCTACATCTTCGGGAATGATTCTACTATTCTTAACATCTTTTGTATCTGTTTTAGAATACTGCAAGCCTCGGTCCTCACGGAAGTGGGTGCCTTCATCCTCAGAAGTATTGCGCTCCTCCTGTACCTTCACGCCCATCTTAGACAGGCGGTCCAGTACTGGCTTCAACTGCTCTGGCTTAAACTCAGCAAGCATATTGTTGCCTCTGGTTTCAAAGTTGTTGCCATTAACCAGTTTCAGCAAATCTTCATCCATGAAGTACTTGCCGCCCTTCGCCTTGCTCTTCGGTACACGAAGTTCGTAGAAGTTGCCACGATTGTTGTCTATGCGCTTCACCTTTACTTCACCATCCGATGAAGTAACCTCGTCAATACCACCATGCCAAGAAGAAAGCTCAAACTTCTCGGTCACGCTGTTGATAGGCGCATCCGTAGTCAAGCCCTTAGGGTCGAATCGGTCTGGCATCAAGATACCAGTCTTCACCTCGCCAGTATCAGTTGTATATTTCACCAGCTGACCGCCCAAGCCCTGATCCTTGCTGTCAACCAAAGCCTGCATCAGGTTACCGGTCACGATATAGCCATTCTTGCGGCTCTCATTGCTAGTCAGTCTATCCCAGTTATCAAAGTTTTGGTTCAATACTCTGAGATGGCTGTCTCCCATACTGATTGCCTGCTTAGTCATGTTGTCGATGGCACTGATAACATCTATATTGCCTTCACCTGCGCCTACCTTACCCACGATAGGGAATGTAATCTTTCTTCTGCCATCCAAGGTAGCGAAGGAAACCGAAGAGGCGTTAGGCGAGTAGTTATCAGTAATCTTGATGTCAATAAGTCTACCGTAACTGTTACCGAATCCGCTCAACTCGTTAGGGTTATTCATATCCGTAGGCAGAACGAAAGTCTGGTTTGTATCGAAGGTATCAAGCACACGCTCAAACATTTCAGCCTTGGCTTTCAGGTTTTTCACCACGTCGTTCAGCTTATCTTTCTCCTGCTTGTAGATGTTGTCATACTGATAGCCAGCCATCTTCTCAATCTGCTCATCGCTCATACCCGAATTCTTCTGACCCTTCTTAGCATCCTTGATATACTTCTCCTTCGCTTTGGTTGCAACCTTCACGGCACGTTCCTCATACTTCTGAGTCTCGTCCGCAATCTTCTGGTCGAAGTACTCCTTCACGGCAGCCTTCTTATCGGTCTTGTATTCATTCCAAGTCTTGCCGCCAGTCAAACCATCCTGCGAAGCCTTCACCTCAGAAGCCTTCATAGGTTTCTTCAAGATGGCCATGTTCACCTTTTCTATATAGGTATTGTCTGCAAAGGCGTTATCGCCGCCCGGCTCTGCACCCTGCTTCCAAACTTCCTTGTGGAGAGTCTTAGCCTTCAGAGGCAGCTCGGTAATCTCCAAGTCATTCTCGCCCATTTCGTTGAGTCGCTGAATCTCGTTGGCATAAAGCTCGCCAATCTCCTGCAACATCTTCTCCTGCTCAGAAACTCTCAGCAGAGCCATACGCCCAAGTAACTTGCTTGCATCGGCACCAGCTTCGCCATCGCCAACACCGCCACCGCTTGCAACAAGCGTCTGTGGGTCGATTCTAGACAAATCATCACCATGACTCTTTTCCCATCCGAATGGGTCTGCCATGCGAGCATAAAGGTCAAGATGCTCTGCCATATACTCACGAACTACCTTATCACCATATTTATTGGTAATATCGGCAACTTCCATTTCGTTGAACTTACTCTTCTGTGAAGATGTAGTATTAGCATCAAGAGATTTCAACTTAGCCTTAAACATCATCAGCAGTCGCTGCTCGGCAGGGATAAGGGAAACCACATACTCGTATGCACCTCTAGCCACCTGACCGGTTCGGTCAATACGTCCACGCATCTGAACTTCATCGTTTACGTCGAGTTGCTGCTGCGCCACGATCATCACACGCTTCTTCTGGTCCTTATACTTGCTCGAAGCATGGAGGGAAATACCGGTTGCTGCACTCTTGTTGAGAATAAGCGCATCAATCTTTCCATCGTTAAAGTCGCGCGCGAGTTTCTTCTTGTCTGTATCAGCACGCTTCACCTTGGTAACAGTTCCGTTGTCGTTATAAACAAACTCGGTCTGTCTACCGGTCAGCTCACCAACCTTATAACCTGCCTTCTGCAGTTCGTTCTTGATAACATCAATAGGGGAGAGTGAAAGACCGGTACTTGTCCGCTCAATCTTCTTCTCCAGTTCGTGATAAGCCTCAACTGCCTCATCACCTAAATCAGAAAGCTTAATGTAGCCGCTTTCACTATTATCCTTTGCGTCCTTCTGGGTATATCGAAGTGTACCCTCCAGACCCTTTTTCAAAGATGTACCCAAGTCTGGCGCGTCCATTTCCTCGCCAAGCGCAAGATTGCCAGTCTGCGATTCGTTGGTATTGTTCAACGCAATCACAGGCTTCATGCCTTGCTTCAAGTAGTCGATGGCACGTTCTGCAGCAGACTTCGCTTTCAAGGAGAGAAGTACCTGCTGAACGGTATTGAAAGCCTTGCTGGCAAAAGGCTGATTCTTGATACCCAGGGCTGCTGTTCCCTTCTTGATTCCTATGGTAGACTGAATGGCAGCCAACTCATCATTACGCTCATCCACGTAACTTGAAACATATTTCTTTTGGAAATTGATAATATCATTAAACAATCCGATGATACTATCATACTGCTCTCGCTGTTCCTGCACTCGCTCAGGATCATCAATCGCCTTCCAGTCGATGGTTACGCCTGTCATATCTCGCTCACGGCGAATCATCTGACCGCATTGCGTCAAGGTCTGGCTCATAATCTCCTGCAAGGTGGCACCACCACGCTTCACCGCATCAATCAAGTCGGATGATTTCATACCGCCCTCGTTCATGGCAGTACGCAAAGCGTAGATAGGCATGTTGTCTGGTCTCTTGGCAAAGGTTGCAGAGAAGAAGGTAACGTTCTTTGCCTTCTGAATAATGTGTTGGAAATAGTTGCCCTGACCGCTATTACCACCAGCCGTGTGGCTTTCGTCAATGATAAGATAGGCGTTGTCCATCAGTTTTTCAATAGCATCACGTCTTCTTTGTCCGCTAAGGGCAGCAGAACCGAATGTCTTACCCTTCGCAAGTTTCTTCTCTTTTCGGGCGCCATTCTCGTCAAACTCATACACACCATTGCTTACTTGGCTGTAAGTAGTCAATACATAGTCATATTCATCTGGCAGTTTGCCGTTCTTTTCGATGTAGTCGAGCACACGCTTCACCTCGCTCTTCGATGGCAAAGCAAATACTACATTTCCGTCTGAGTCGGTAATGGCAGCTTCCTTGGCACTACCGAATACAAATGGTCTTAGGTCTGGGCTGCCAATATCCACCAAGTCACGGTAAACATCACTCAGCAATCCTGCTGTCTTGGTGAAATATACAGGAACCTGACCCTGCTTCTTGGCGTATCTGATAAGCGAAGCAGCCTGTCTTCCCTTACCGATACCAGTCATATCTCCAATAATAAAGGCGTTGCCCTTCTTTGCCTGCTGCAAGGCAAGGGCTACAGAGTCAACCTGCTCTGCAGCAAGATGAGAATACAAATCATCCTTATCATTATAGCCCAGTTCATCAACAAGGAACTGGTCGGCATCGCCCAACTTTTCGAGGTTCTTGTTTACTGCCTCCTGCTGATCGGCAGGCATAACTGCTTTCAGAGTGAATGGGTTTTCACTCTTAGGGGTATAGGTAACTTTCTCTGTACTTAGTCCACGTACGGATTTGTCCACCCGCTGTAATTGTCCCCGTGGTCCGCTTCCGCTCCCGGCGTTGGCAGATTCATCAGCACTTGGCTGAGCGTCATTCCGTCCAGCTCCTCCTGATCCATTTCCTCGCTGCTCATTGGTTCCAGTGGTTGGTTCTTTGCTTGGAGAAGGCTCTGCCCCTGTTCCGTCTGCTCTACTATCTCCATCAGAAAGTCTTCCATCTTCTCTTGGCTCGGTTCCTCGTTGATTTTCCAAGTCATCATGGGTTCCTGATACGGAAGTGGAGTCAAATAGGTCAGACTCTCGCTCACCATCTGGTTTGCTTCCTCCTCGTTCTCGTGTTCGTACTCTCTCTTTAGGAGTACCAGTAGCGCCTTGTTTATCAAGTTCTGGTTGAGCACTTCTTGTTTCTCCTCCGATGGAAGAATCCATCCGTTCACCTCGTAGTATATCATCTTCAATTCGTTTATAAAGTTCGTCATAATCTTTCACGGCTTCCGCTCTGGCCTTATCCTTCACTGGTGGAAAGGCATTCTCGTTCAAGCGTCTTCCATTTATTAATATAATACGTGTAGGGTAGCTGGTTCCCTGCTTTGCATAGAGACTGCCATCCACATTAATCACGTCCTCCACATTATAGTGGCTATAGAGATAACCAAGGAAAGCCTTGTCTTTTGATTTCAGGCTTCCGTTCTTGGCATATTCCGTGTTGCCACCGATGATGATAGCAGCACGACCGTCACCCTTCATGCTCTCCAAGGCATTGATAGCCATCTGTCCTTCCAGGGAAGAAATCTTGTAGCCGTCATAGTCTCTTGTTGTAGCACTACCGAATGGTGGGTTTGTAATCACAATATCAACTGGCTTTACCTTGAAAGGTTGGGTTCCGTCCTGACTGGTCACGTTCTTGAAGCCCTGTCTTCTCAGGTTCGCCAATCGCTGTGCATCAATATCGTTAACATGTACCTTATCCATTGGCAAGCCGATGGTAAGCATACCGTTGCCGGCACTTGGTTCAAGGGCACTGTCAATCACCTTACCTTTGCCCTTCACATACATATCCGCAAGGAAAGCATAAGGGGCAGGAGTAGAGTACTGCTGCTTCATCACTCGCTCAGAATCTCTCTGGTTGAGGCTAGGCTGATTCTCATAGAGTGTCTTGATACGTTCAAACTTCACGGCATCGTTGGTTGATTCAGAAGAAGCGATACCTCTTGCTCGCTTAACAATGGCAGTTTCAGCAAGCTCCTGAAGGTCTGTGTCCTTAATATCCTTCAAGCCAACTCTCTCAGCTATCTTTCTCAGCTCAACAATACCGTTAAACTTATGTTTGAAGCCCAACTGTAGGTTCACGACATCAATAAACTTCTTCTCAGCCATCTTTCTTTCCTCGGCAGTCTTTGAGTCGCCCACCAGATTCTCCTGATGCTTAGGTGAAGTCTTCTCGTAGTAGTCAGCCCATTCCTTCAAGCTCATGCGCTGCTCACCATCACGATAGCGGATATTCATCATCTGCTCATAGATAGCATCCACGTCTTCCTTCTTAAAGAGCTTGGCAGCAGGGGCAAACTCCTTGCGCATTTCCTTCACCACGTCTTCAAGATTGTGCATACCTCTCTTGATTCTCAGATAAGCATTCTCGGCCATGGCGCTCACCAGCTTAGGCAATACCTCCAGCTGTCTAGAGTTAAGACCAACAAACGAAGCAGATATTTCATCCTTGCCGGCATTCTTGAGCATATCCCAAAGGTCATTAACTTTCTTGTTTGAAGCCGCTACTGCTGCATCGTCAGCAGTTTGCTGAGGCTTCTTTTCGGTTTTTGCTTTCTTCTCCTTCTCGAATCCTTCTGCTGCATTCTTGATTCCTTCCATAGGGTCAGCAGATGGTTTCGCTTTAGGAGTCTCAACCTTTGGTTCAGTCTTCTGCCCTCTGGTCTTGGCAAAGATGCTTTCATAGATAGAACGGTGCAAATCATCCGTCACCTCACCATTAAGATAATCAAGAGCAATATCCTTGGATAAATCATCCACGTCAGCCTTCATGATCTCCTCCTCAGTCAGAGGATGCTCCTTCTTGAATTCCTGGGCGGCCGCCGCAATCGGGTCAAAAGTAGGGTCTGGCTTCTCTTCTTTAGGAAGGAGTGGGAGACCGCCTTCTTTAGACGTTTCACCATTCAGCTTCTTCATGTACTCAATTCCGTCATGAATGAATTTCTCGGTTTCTGCAATATCGTCAGGATGCAGACGCATCAAATTATCATCCAATCCCTTGATATTTCCGATAAGCCAAGTTGCCTGTTTCTTATTCAGCTTCACACCTTCAAGAAGTTTTCTTGTTGTAGGATCGTCAGAGGTCAGACGTTCAAGATAACTCAACTGCTTTTCTGTAGCAGGTTCAACTGGCTCATGCTTGATTCGGTCTAGCAAATTTCTTGCCATGCTGAGAATGCCAGCAATCGTATTACTACGAGAAGGTTCTGGTTTCCACTCATCATGAGGAATGCCCAGATAATCATCAAGTAAGTCTTCTGCCTTGTAGAGAAGCTGAAAAGCATCATCCTTCTTCTTGATTCCACCTTTCTCAATCTCTTCAAGCAAAGCTTTCTTACGATCATAGATAGGACCTTCTGGCATTTCTTCCGAACTGTTTTCGGTCTTATCGTCAATTCGCTCCAACACACCAGTCAGGTCACCATACTTCTTGCCATCATACTCATAGTAAGAGCCGGTGTATTCTCCCTTCTCGTTTGGCTCATCAACCTTGATAACCTCCTTGTCTCCATCAATCAGAATCTTCTGCTTCACGATATGACCATTCTTTGATGGAGTCTCGGTTTCCTCGTCCGTCACTTCAATGCGACTTTCGAGTTCCTTGTTTACCAAATCGTCAGGTTCCTCTACTCTTCGTCGCTCTGCTTCTGTTGGTTCATTTCCTCCTGATGCTTCTTGTTGAGGTTCTTCAACGCCTGAAACATCATTGCCTCCTTCAATTTCTGAATGTCCTGTTCCATAATCTTGCCATTTTTTAAAGTTTAAATACTCATTAATTAACTCTTCCTTGGTAGGAGTAGCCTCAAACATATTGCCCTCGCCAGTATTTCTAGCCTTAGCGATGCGGTTGTATTCGTCAAGCAAATCTCTGAAATCAGAAACCTTGCCCTCCAAGGCTAAAGCCATCATCTGAGAGATAGAAGAGTAACGCTTAGCCGCATCCTCACCGAACATGTCTGGTGTTCTCAGCAACGTATCAACCTTGTTGCCGCCCTGTCTTGCCTCATAGAGCAACTGAATAGCCTGATCAATCTCATCACGAAGAGAGAACTCACCCAGCTTCATGTTGTCCATCACCGAGCGGATAGCGTTGATAGCCTTATTCTTCACCGTAGAGTCGATGCCCAGCATTCTGATAGTCTCTGGCTTGAAGATTGAACCCAAAAGAAGGTTCTTCACATACTCCCTGCCTTGTGCAGAAAGTCGCTCAGGATTATCCATCATCTGTGCCACCTCGTTCTGTCCGATGATACCTTTATCTACTAACGTCTTTACCAAGTCATTTATTGCCTTGGAATTGTTAAAGAAAGCATCAAGAGAACCATTTCCCTCAATCTCTGCAACAATCGCGCCTACCTCGTCAGAAGTCAAGGTCTTAGCCTTGGCAACCGCCTGCTCCGTATTACTCTGAGTCTTCTTCTCGTTTCGGTTGAACTTAGCGAAGGTAGCTGCATCGTATGGCAATCTCTCATCGGTCACCAATACCAGACGTGGATGCTCGATTCCGCTCTGCTCAATCTGCTCTCTGGTAAAGCCGAAGTTCTCAGCATTCTCCAGAAGGTCGTTGATGTATTCAGCGTCTGTGCCTTCCTTTGCAGCCTTCTGTCCTGCCATGGTTCTACCGTTACCATCATAAACGATACCTTCGTCAGATACCACTGGCACCTGCTCGATAGCCATACCGTTATACTTCCTGGCAATCTGGTCCGTATTCTGCTGAGCCGCCTTGTCGTGTTCATAATCACGGTCATTCACGGTTCTGCCCTCAGCATCGGTAGGGAATCCCTCAGATTTCTTATAATCATTATTCACATCGTGAGAAGGAGTAAGACTTTCTGCCGGAACAATCTCATAGTGTCCCTTAATCTTGGTCTCTCCGTCAGGCAGCATTCTTGTGCGCTTGTTGCCTACAAGTCTAGGTGCATTCACAAACTTCTGTGCAGCCACGCTGCCAGCCTCATGAGCACCCTCAGTCTGTTCTGTCTTACCCACGGTCTCAGCAACCTTCTTGGCAGTCATAGCCTTCTTGATATTCTGAGCGTGGTCCAACTGCTTCTTGGCAGCCTCAATAGTCTGATTCTTCAAATTCTCCTGCTCCATGATGTCGTTAGGTTCGGCGGTATAGTCCACCTTCATCTTCTCGGCATCCTTCAAAGCATTCTCAGCTTTCTTAATCTGTCCGTCCACCACCTTCTCGGCATTATCCCCGAAATCCTCAGTAAGAATCTCCGCACTCTGCTCAGGAGTCATACTAGCATAGTCTGGTGTAGGTCTTCCCTTGCTGTCCGTAGCCATAGGAACATCTGAGCCATCGGCAAACTTTCTACTAGGCTGAGGCTGCTCTTGTGGTGCTAAGTTCTCATTTGTGGTATTATCTTCGCCCGATGTGGTATCAACTTTTGTTAAAGTGGTATTATCTTTTGTTAAATCACCCTCTTTTGTGGTACTATCTTGTGGTGCTTCTTGCTCCTTTGGCTGAGGCTTGGCTGCATCCTGCATCGCCTGCTCCTGTGCCGCCTGATTGTACGGCTCAGAGTTCTTCATCTGTAATCTCTGACGATATTCTGCAGCAAACTGGTCTAGAGGTTGATTTTGAACCAGAGTAACCTCGTCTGCCTTCACGTAAACCATTTCCTTTGTATTAGGATCTAAGCAGACGAGCATATCGCCGCTGCCTTCCTTGGCTCTACCTGTAGTCTGGTCGAAGGCAACATCACCCGAACCAACAAGAAGAGTTCTTCCGCTGCTGTCTTGCACATACAAAGCCTGCTCGCCATTCATCGGCTGACCGTTCAAGGTTCCGTGATAGCTCCAATCAGAAACAAAATCCTTCACATTTTCGTTGATAGCATCAGCAGTAGCCTGCTGCATACCCTGCACTCTAGCGTTCGCATTAATATATTGGGCAAGTGGGGTCAACTCTTCTTGTATCAATCCGTTCTGAATGAGTGCATCGTAAATCTGTGCCGGTGTCAAGCCCTGCTGGTGCAATTTCTCAAAGGTTTGCTTGAACACATCGTTGCTATCCATCGCTGCATCAAGGGCTTTCTCTGCGTTGCGAAGGTTGCGCAACTCATCAACTACCACGCCGCTATCCGGGTTATCCGTTCCCAGACTATGCTCCTCGGCAACCGTCTTACCTTGGCTGACAGACTGGTCTGCGTGTGGTCTCCAGCTAGGGAAAAGCTCATCTTCGAGTGCTCTCTTCACATGATAGAAGATTCTGTTCTCCTCATCAGTACGCTTCATCGGGTCCTTGCGCATGATTTTGTCAATATCAATAACAATGCTTCCTTCTTTACCAAGAAGTTCTTTGATAGAAGCCATGAAGTTATTAGTATAACCTTTGCTTTCTGATCTGAGGTAGCCAAGCAAACCGTTCTTATCTGCATACTTCGTCCAATCAAGATAGAGCGCACTCTTCTGGTTGCGCAAGTCATTAATCAGTCGGGCATTATTCGGGTCTGTAATATCCTTATTCTCGTCATATCCGTTTTCCTTAAGGAATCTAGACGCTAGATTAGTGACAGTTCCATCATCATCTATGAACTGCATATCCTTCATCCTTGCGTAGCCCATCAGCGACATCATATCGTCATTGTCACGATAAAGCTTCTGCTTGTAAAGAATAGCTCTGCGCTCATCGGCATTCTTATAAGAGGTACGTGTAAGCAGCGTTCCGTTCTTGGTGTATTCAAGAATCTGTTTGTTCTTCACGTCGTTCACGCTGCGATAGCTTTTGCCTCTTGTCGTGTTAAACAAGCCCATGGCCGCATTCACCTTCTCCTTGGTGCTCTGAGAAACGTCTGGGTCGTTCATAAAATCCGTGTAAGCAGTCTTATACTTCGGGTCTCTTGGGGCTGTCTTCGATGCGCGGTCCACCTTTACGAAAGCATCCATCAGATTCTTACCCGATGCAGAAGAAATCAATTCATTCTTCTCGTCAGGAGTCAGACGAATATCCACGGCAATAGGGGAACCGTTGGCATTCTTTCCGATCACGAAATTACCACCGCTATTATGAGTAAGATGATGCAGAATGTTGCCCATCTTCACGAAGTTTCTAGGCTCGCCAGCCTTGAAAGCGCCCACCATCACAACATCTTCCAACCAAGTACCGAAGGAAATATCCTTGTCGCCGGTCACGTTGTCGGCAACCATCATGGTTCCAGCCTCAACGCCCAGACCGGCAGCCGTAGCACCAAACTTCTGCGCGCCATGAAGCAACCGCTCGCCAGTACTCTTCTCCATACCTGTAATACCGAACTTGGAAACCCAAGGAGACATGATTGCGCCCGAAACTCCAAACATCGCACCCGTTACCGCACCATGCTCAGCACCTTTCAGACCAGCCTCGCCGATAGCCTGCAGCGAAGTATCATCGCCAGTAGAAGCCTGATTCAAAGCAGCAGTTACACCCGAATATCCTGCAAGGTTCAGAGCACCTGTTGCTGTTCTGGTTCCCAATCCCGACATGATCTTCTGTGCCGTAGTCATGTTGGCCACCTTGAAAGCCATCTGTTGGGCGGTAAGCTTCTGTGCCGCCTTCATCACGCCAGCTTTCACCAGTCCGTTAGTCAGAACTCGGGTTCCTGTATTCACGGCAGCACTTGCGCCGGCACCGATTACGGCGAGCGGACCAGAATCAGCAGCCATGTTTACGGCAGTAGATGCGAATCTCGTACCGATTCCCGAGCGATAGGTTTCATCCTTGTGGCCGGCAACCTTCTGAATCTCCGCATCACCATCAGCAATAGCAATACCTTCCTGCAATCTCTGTCTTGTATCTCTAGACATAACAGATGGAGCCACCACCATACCGATAATAGAGTTGCTGAGGTTCTTGGCAATATAGTCAAGCGCACCATGAGGCATAATTTCCTCCTGATTACGCATCGTCAGAGCCTTCTGAGCATAGTTCATAATCTCTGGAGTAACGTATTTGTCCACGTATTCCTCTACACTCATGTTCAGTTTCTCTGCGCTCTCGGCAATATGGCGCTGCATTCCCTTCTGCGAATAAATCTCGCCGATTTTCTTGCTGAGATTGTTCATCAGAACGTTCTGGCGGTTCACCTGCTCCTGAGTCTGGGCATCACGGAAAGCCTGTTCCTTTACCGATTGAGGCGCATAGATGCCGCCCTTCTCGTCAAGGTTCTGCTGATACTGCTGACGTGTCAACTCCTGCGCCTCGTTCATAGAAGAATCTACAAGTTCGAGCAGATCATTACCCAAAATACCTTCGGTCTGTCCGTCATTTCTTACGAACTTGTTACCCTCAACCTCATACTGAGCAAGAGTTCTTGCATCGTCCTCTCTCTGCTGCTTGGCTCTAGCCTGTTTAGCTTCAGGAGTAGAAAGCTGCTGCATCGTTTCGTTGAAATTCTTGGCAGTAGGAGTTATTCTGCTTCTGCTGATAGGGGTTGCTCTCTGCTGCTCCTGACGTGCTGACTGCTCTTGTGCTCTTTGCATGCGTGCGCGCGCATTACTAGCCTGCGCCTGCTGCATCGGGTTCATCTGGTCGTTACGCATGTGCATCAACCGCCAGTTCTGCATGTAGTCTGTACCAGAAGTAGTAGCCGTTCTAGGCTGCTGAGCCTTCTGCTGCCTTGGCTTCCGATACTGAGCAGCCACTTCCTGCGCTCTCTGCTTCATCGTCAGCTTCTTGACAGGCTGAACTGGCTTCTGCTGCTGAGGCTTCGGATTTACTGTGTGAAGTCCGAGTCGCTGCGCAAACTCCTCATACGAACTACTGGAAACAGCACCGTCTGCATGAAGCGCATCATAGAGCTGCTTTCTGTTATGATAGCCCTGCTTGCCAGGCGCATACATGAACTGTCTGAAATGTTCTCTAGTTCCCGATACTGCGCCATCGGCTTTCAAGGCGTTATAAAGTTGGTCAAATTTATCTCCAGCCATATATTATATATTAATGTTTATAATCCAAGTTTCTTTGTATTTTTATAGCCGTTCTTCGACTTGCCGGCAGGCTTTGGTCTGTTTCTCGCATTCCTAGCCGCATTCTGAGAAGCTGCTGCCTGACTGGTAACAGATGCACCCTTTCTTCTTGTGGTGGTCGTTACCTCTGCGCCAGTCTTCGGATTGATGGTCTTTGTACTGGTAGAAGTAGAAGTCTCGCCCTGCGGAAGCTTGCCGTATTCACGGTAGTACTCCTGTTCCCACATGGTCTTGTTAGGCTGATAGCGCATCTTGCCGTTCTTATCCTCAAACCAGTACTTGGCTCCCGAGCCGCTACCGCTCCTGCCTGACCGTCCACCGCCGCCACGCCCCTTATGGGTTGCGTTGTACTGCTGAATAGCCAGACGCTGCCTAGCCTGCTCATCCTTCACCTTGTCACGCTCCTTCTTATACTCGAAGTCACGCTTATCCTTATCCTTCTTATACTGGGCAGCAGCCTCATCCTTTCCCTTTCGGTACTCAAACTTATCCTTGGCAAGCTGATTACCCTCACCACGAAGACCCATAAGATACTTCTTATAAACCTGATCAGCCTGTGCTTTTCGGTTATCTAGGTCGAAGTTTGCCTTCTTATAGGCAGCATCCGCATCAAGGGCAGCCTGTTTCTGTCTCTGAGCCTTGCGGTTCTGATAACCCTGTTCCATCATGGCAGTAGGGTCGTTGAATACCTGCAGAGGCGCACCCTTCGAAGTATTCACGATGTTTCCAATGTGTCGGATAGCATCGGCAAAGGCTGCAATACGCTCTCTGTTGGTAGTGATTCTGCGGTCATACTCATCAGGAGTCTCGCCCTCACGCATTCCCGGTCTGCTCTTCGGTATAACCTTGCCGAGCCAACTGAAAAAGCCGCCATCCCTCTTTTTAGGGTCAGCCTCAAACTCTGGAACCTGCTGTTCCTGCGGCATCCGAAAGCCGCTCAGAGCAGTAGAAAGCGTATCATAGCGAGGTGTTCCGTCAGCATTCCAACCTGTAGAAGGCTGCGGCATTCCCTCAAAATTGCTCTGAGGCTGAGGAGTATTCTCTGCTGCATCGCCCATATAAGGAGTCTGTACTGGTCCCAAGGCAGGGTTAGCGTTACCATTACTCTGCGGAACGAACTCTTCCTGCTTAGGCATCTGGGTGAAGTCTGTAATAGGTGCTGCGCCAGTCTGAACAGGCTGAGCCTCAAACTTACCGGTAGCACCGCCCCCATTCCCGAAGAAATTAACGCCAGCACCGCCATTTACCCCCGCGGCTCCTCCGTTTCCTCCATTCATCACCTGATCATAATCGGGATATTTCGCCCTCATCAGGTCATGCACAGCCTCAGGATAGCCGCCGATAGTTGTCGGCTTCTTCCTAGGCTGCTGCGTATTCTGATTATTGTTTACTGTCATAGCTTATTTTTCTTCTTTAATAATAATTTCGCCAAACAGAAGAAATTGGTCTATAACGTCATCGAGTACTTTAGAAAGTTCCTCTGCAATATAAACCCTAATCATCTGGTCTGGGATGCCTTTTCCGTCCTTGCTTCCTACGAGTCCGAGTTTATGAGCCTTTGCGTTAAAGGATTCATAAGCTTTGTCTTTCAATTCATCGAGAGTGCTTTTCGCATATTTTGCCGCATAAGACTCAAAAACATCATTAATGGATTCTCTTGCAGCTCTCATACACTTTGCATTTATGTCAACCATTTTTGCCATAAGTTTCTTCTCCTCTTCCTCGCTAAATTCAGGCAGCTGAGGGTTGAACATGTAGCCATTCGCTAAGCGGCGATATTCTTTGAAGTCTTCTGAACAAATGGTTTTTTCGCCAACTATAGCCTTTTCCATCTTCCGAATCATCTTTACAGCTTCAATACCGTATTCACGATACTCCTTAGAGTATTTACGAACCTCTTCAACCAGCTTGGTCTTCTCCTCCAACTCCTCCAACTCCTTCTTGGTAGCCGCCAGTTCATTGCCCAAGTCGGCAATTACCTCGTCCTTCTCTGCAATCACCTTCTCTTTATAAGCGAGAGCACTCTCGGCACTCTTCAAAGCCCGAGCATCAATCTCGTCAACAATCTTGTCTGCAAGCTTCTTCTTCAACTTCTTCTTCTCCCCAACATACTTAAGACCTAACTCGGCAAGATTCTTCTCACGAATCTTTGTAAGGCGAAGTTCCTCGTTCTTCTTGTGGATAATCTTGTTGAGTCGTGTAATCTCCTTGCCGAGACGCTTAATCTTCTTTGCCTGCTCATCCAACAAAGCATCGTTGAACTGGGAGGCTGATTCTTCAAGGGCAGGGTTGCCTTCCTTTGGCTGCTCTTCACAAGGACCGGGAGCCTTGGTATTCTCTTCGTACTCCTTCTTCAAACGTTTCTCACGCATATTGTAATCATGTCCGCTGATGGATATATAATAACCTTCCTTGGCTAAAACACGGAAAGCTTCAAGCACAGAAGGCTTCTCATACCCAAACCAGTTGCTATCGTCAAACTCAAATGGCTCAGTTGACTTGTGAAGGGTAATCACTGCAAACTCCTTCTCCAATATCTTCTTTGCTTCTTCAAATGTCATAATCTATTTTGTTTTAATGTTTAACTTCTCTACAATATCTCTGAATTGGTATTTTCTTATGTACCTTGCGATGCGCTCTTTTGCATCCTCAGGAGTGTGACCGTCCCACACATCAGCCTTGTCACGCAAAGGCACACAACTAAAATATCCGAAATCTGTGATGGTTTTATAATGGTTGCTTACTTGCCCTGTTGGAAGATTAGCCATCACGATAAACCAATTGCCGCCGAAACACAACTCTCCGTCAGAATGGCAAAAAGACATGTGAACGTTGTAAGGGTTGCCAGGTAATGATGCTAGGAAGTTGAAAAAGGCAGCATTGTAAAGCAAATCGTACAACTCATCAAAGGTATGGTAGCCGTCTGTTATGTTACCTTCCTTGCGAAATAAATTCTTGATTCTTTCTAATATCTTCATGTTATTTATGTTTTAACTTCATTAACACTTCCCGAAAATTCAGGGGTGGGGAAAATCGGAAAACCGAAATCCAGAAAAAGGGGGTGGGGGGAGGCAGAATTTCTTTATTTGTATTATTCTACTATAATTTGCAACGGTGGTCAAAGGGGGTGGGGGTCTTGGGGTCGCCTGTTGTGCCTCGTCCACCTTGCCTGTCGCTCGTCCGCTCCACCTTCTAGCTGCTACCCAAGCCCCGACAAGCCAACTGCCTTCTTCAAGCGGTATTGGTTCTTCTCCTCGGGAGACATCATGCTTTCAGCCAAATGGTCGCTTGCAGCAGAACGAGCGGTCTCATTCATGGTGTGTGATACATTTGTGTTATCATTTGGCTTTCCATTTGAGCCTAAAGCGTTGGTTTTCACCCCTTTAGCACCTTTGAGTTCTGACCCCAATTGGTTCACACCGAAATTGAACATGGCATTTGACGCATTTTGAGCCGCATCACTAGTTGCTTGCGCCTTCTTCTGCTCGATTTGCTGACGTTCCCTAGACAACTGCTGAGTGTTTTGAAGGTGAGCGTCCTCCACATGTTGCTTGCGAGCCGTGTCCTGTGCCGCTACGTTGGCTATCGTGTCGCCCATAGCCTTGTTAGCTGCCTCCTTCGCCATCGCCACGCTTGCGGCAGTTCCACCGCCAACGGCAGCCGCACCATCAGCCTTGCGAACATACTCGTCCTGTACTTCCTTCGCCCTTCTCATGAGGTTCTGACCCGCTTTCGTGTCAAGGTAGTCCGTGTTGTAGTTCTTGTCGTACCAAGCCTTCTCAGCGTTCGTTCTGTACGTGTTCTCCGCTTGTGCCCTTCTAGCCGCCTTCTTAGCCTTGTTAGCGCCAAAGAGAGAAGACGCAACACCGCCAGCCAAGGCAGCAGCACCTAATATCCACTCCTTTTTGTCCGTGAGTACAGGACAAGAGGTCAAATGCTTTGGGATTTTTGATAATATTTCCGTCATAATTGCAATTATTTGATGTTTCGAGGGCAAATATATAATATTTGAAGTTCCGTTTTGCCGTGTTCCAACCTCGTTCAAAATCGCCCAAATCCTACCAATTTCTTTCTCGGGCGCAACTCCCCCCTTCTTCTCCTCTCTCTTTGCCCTCTAGAAGGCCCATTTTGTAAACATACTTGATTATTGTAAAGAAAAGACAAGCGTCTAAATATAAGCAAGTTAGTCTTAATCGTCTCATAGGCTCGATAAAGCCATGGTGTAAAGAAAGTTCTTATTTCATAAAAGAAGATTCTTTTCAAACAAAAAAGGGTGTTTTCATTAATAGGTACGCACGCACGCAAGGAGTTCGTTAACAAACTTTAACTAGGCGTATTCTACCTTCTTGAATGGTTTTCACCCACAATCAACGCTAAACTCGCTCATTTCTGCCGATTTTTGCGATTTTCGGGCAGTTGGTCGGGATTTCTCCCAAATTCGTGAGTTTTGAGCCGTTTAAGAGCCATTTTTGGGCAGATTAAAGCCTATTTTGTGGGTTTTTCGTAGATTTCATGGTTTTGTACCGGATAATGCGCTCATCTAGGATTAAGGTTTTTAGAAGATGATTTAGGCGGTTTCTTCTCTTTTCTATTTTCCTAGTTGGAGAAATATTTTTTCCTATTTAGGGAAATTGTTTTCTTTGGTTGTGTGGTTCCCTGTACTCTCTCTTCTCTTGTGTGTTCTCCTTATGGGTGAGAGTGAAGAATCCTCGGGGGAGATAAGGGGGCAGCGCCCCCACGGGCGCAAGCGCCCTCCCCATGCCCTGTGGGGCTGATGCCCTAGAAGTCTTCTTGCACGTAGTTGTATGGCCCATACGCTATAGCTGCGCCACAACCATCACTCCATTGCGCAACATAAACCATTACGCCATACTGAGAAGAATCTGTAGGGTCAACACCTCCGATGAAATAAGTAGAACCATCAGTTTTCGTTCTTTCCTCCATATCATATTTAGATAACATACTGGCTAGTCTCTTTGCCTTTAGTCTTGCATCCGCAATGGACGAGCAATCACAAGCCATAATGCAATTATTAAAATATCCCCTTCCATAAGAATCGTACTGAAACTCAAACATTATGCGACTAAAGAACACACCACCATAACTTTTGTTGTAGTAAACTATCTCGTTTTTGTCCGAATTGTCACAATATCCAAACTTGTTTTGAAGTGCATTTTTGGTAGTACTATAAGAGCTACCAAATGAAACACCGCAAACTTCCCTCTGTGCAAAGCCGCATAAAGCGACCATTAAAAAAAGTAAAATAAATAATATCTTCTTCATCTTGCTATAATCTTTAATTCATCAACTTGCTTGAAGAACTCATCGAGCGTGTCTGCCGTGTAGTGGATGCCCTTGTAGCGGATGAAGGAAGAAAAGCCGCCCTTGTTCTCCTCAATATCTGTAGCCACCTCTTTAGGTGACGCAATCAACTGCCATGTAGGAACGCCCAAGGCATCAGCTATCTTGTCTAGCGTTGCAGTTGTCAGCGACTCAGCCTTCACCATTTGTCCTACCGCTTGTTTGGTAACTCCCATTCTCGTTGAAAGGGTTGTGTTGGTCAACCCTTTACTTTCCATGATTTCTTTTATTCTTAATGCCATATAAACTATTTGCTTTCTGTTATTGCGTACAAAGGTACACATTATTATTTAAAGTAAAGTGGTTTCTTTACTTAAATAACGTTAAAGAAAAGCATTTTCTTGCCCAAACATTTGGCAAAGTAAAGAATATGCTTTATCTTTGCACTCGAAATCAAGTTGGTTTAATTTCTCAAGCGTAGCAATGACACATTTAGAGATTTTGGCTGGTAACGAACGCTATACAAATAGGTTAAGTAGGCAAAACACTGAGGATGATACAGGCAAAACACCGAGGACATCGTACACCGAGTTAGTTGCAACTCTCAAAGCAACAAGACAAAGAAGTCTCAAACACTCATCACGCAAGATGTAAAAACGCTAGTCGTGTTAGACTAGAGAAACATCGAAACACGTCAACCCACGGACGTTAAACGAAGGGAGTTAGGTCACATGTAACTTGTGAACGTTGGGCGCAAACGTACACCTGCACTTTGTATGTATAACATTTTAACAACAACGACAATGGAAACAACAAAGATGTGTTTATTAGAATTAACTAAGGCTGATGCTATGGTATTAGCCAACGTAATTAGAAGAACTGCAAACGAGAATCCATTTCATTGGAAGGAAAGCAGCGTTGAGAAGACAAGAGACCTGTACGATAACGTAATCGCTCAGTTGTACGACTATAATCGTAGTACAGGAATTCTCAGGACCCGAGAAAGAACCAAAGATTATCGCTCAATTCAATAAAAGGTGGCAAGCAGAACATTACGCTTGTCATCATAAAGGGAGACTTTGGGTGTATGAAATGAGTAAGTAACAATGTGGGGAGATAAGGGGGCAGCGCCCCCACGGGGCGTACGCCCCTCCCCACGCTTAAAAATTCAAGACTATGGCAGCAATTAATTTCGTAGAATACCGCAGAATCGAAAGATATGCGGACAGAGTAACAATGGAGCCAATATGCACGGAGAACCTTAACGACAAGGAACTTGAAATGCTGAAACAAAGCCTTAAAAAGCAAGGCTACAAGTATGTTGGACGCAGCAAGGACAGATACGGCAACTATTACACGTCTTATGAGCGTAAGAGTGAGTATTCAACAGAAAGTTGTGAGATTATCATCAAAGCAATAATAACAAGATTAAAATAAGGCTTATGGAGAAGACAATAACACTTACAAGCGAAGAGATAGCAAACATCAAGTCAGCTATTGAAGATAGAATAATCCTTCTAGAGGATTATCTATCAAAAAACGAAGGCACTCCCATAGCGCACAAGCGATTGAAGGAGTTCAAAGAGATTAAAGAAAAGTTGAACTATTAAAACAATAAGACAATGGACAAGACAATAACGCTTACGAGTGATGAGATTTCAAGCATCACTCTCGCTATATACGATAAGGTAATGAACCTTTCACAAGCAGTTCTTATTTGTGGTGCGGAACTCACACCGAATGCACAACAGAGAATAGAGAACTTAAAGGCAATCGCCCTTAAATTAAATGGTGTTGAATATTGAAGATAGGAGATTAGAATATGAGAAAGAACAAAACTTACGAGCAGCAGAAGAAGTTCTATGATAAGAACAACGCCTATGAGAGTTTAGGGGCATTATTCTTCGAATGGCTTACTAGCGGTTATATGACCGCAAAGCAGATGCAAGATGTGTACAGAGAAGGAACAAAGGAATGCAAGGAGTACATCTTTGAAGACTTGTTTCACCTTGTAGGACACAAAACCTTCTATCAGTTCGTTAGAATCTTCAACTTTGGCAAGAAGTAACACAGAGCGGTCAGCGAATAGAGGAGCACATCACGTTCAAGCCGTGAGACCGCACAAGTATAACAATTAAAAGAAAGGAACGAAAATGAAGAAAATTTTAGCTTTGAAAGAGTATTGGAGTCTAATCAACGAGATAAGCGACTATCTCAGAGAAGACCATGACACCATTACCACGAAAATCAACGGAGTTGAATACGTAGTGTATAAACGCCTAAATCCCGACTATGTGGAGTTTCTGAACAACGAAACGAAGGAAGTCACTTTTGTTGATATTATAGACGAGCCAACCGAGGTTTCAAGCCTTTTGGTTCAGTCAGCAGTAAACGAAATAAGATATAGAAAGGGTTAAGTTATGGACATCACAATTTATGTATTAATCTTCTTAGTTGGCTGTCTTACAGGCTACAGACTGAGAGCAGCAAAATACATGGAGGACGAGTAATATGAAAAAGAGAATTAAGATAGTTTTGGTAGTGGCAACGATAGTTGCCCTACCTCTTATGGGAGCCGGAATGCAGCAGAGCAAGAGCGAGGAGAAATCTTTGCTTGTAGACTTCATCGAGTATTGCAAGACATGTGAGAACCTTAGGCAAGTTGATCCTAACAAGGACTACACCCAAGCAACTCTCCATGAGCTGAAGAATGCAGCACGTTTCTATGAGAAACAGGAGAACTTTGCCGACTGCACAGATTATCAGCAGCAAGCAAAGATAGACGAGATTATCGGCAGAACTCATGCCGCTAGAATGGTTAACAATAACAAGTAACAAATTTAAATTATAGGAGATAAAATTATGAAGACAACTAAGGCAGTTAAGATTAGTACAAACATTGTAGGCGTTGAGATTAACACCATACAAGACGTAGTTAAGGCACAGGCAGCCGGACTCAAACTTGTAGACAAGGAAGGTTGGGAATATAGTATTTACACCATAGATGATGAAGAGACCGGAGAAGAGCGAGAGCCTACAGAACAGGAAATCTTCGAGCACATAACCAAAGACCTCTCAGAAGGCAAGGAAGTGTACGCATGTATGGAATTATCGTCTGATTGGGAAGTACAGGAACGAGCCAAGACGCATCTTAGCACTTGTCTTGAGAAGATAAAATAGAAGTTGTTGTTGTTTTATATATAGGGCGAATGCGGTATTCAAGCCGCTACAGATGGTTGCAACGTACCATCCGCCCACCAAGTATTAATTTTTAAAGAAAGGATTTGATTATGAAAAAGTATGTAGTAGAAATCGTTGAGAGAATCACCTACAAGGTATCTCTAGACGCAGCATCATCCGAAGACGCAGAGAATGCCGCAAGACGTTTGTACGATTTGGGTTGTTTGGAGAATGGCGAGTTGGAAAGTGTTTCGTTTGATGTAGAAGAGAAGGAGGGCGAGTAAGATGAAGAAACAGAAATTATTTGTGTTGATTAAGCACGGAGCAGACAACCAAGACCGCAGCCAAGGAGCGGATGGCAGAAGAGGAGGATAATATCCTAGGTTTCTACAAGGAGGAATATCCCGATAACCATGAAGTGTCTGAAGACAAGGACGAATCATCATGGAGCTGCTCATGCAAGGATAGTATTATGTTTGATGAGTTGTTAATAACAGAAAGTGAATTAGATTAATATGAATAAGCAAGAATTTATCTTCGTCTTCCCTCAGTCGGGTGAGACGATAACAAAGAAAATGAATCCTTTGGCGGTGAAGGATGCAGCCGTGAAGTATCTGAAAACGCAGAACGAGGTAAGAGGAGACATCTGTATCATCAAGAACGCCCATGAAGATGTTATAGCCATGGCCTACGTGAGCGACATGATGAAGGTTTCCTTCTTTACCGAGGACGAAAGTGTGAACGACATCAAACCGATAGGAGTAATCGAGGAAGGAGGGGAGAAATGAGCGAAATCAATTTCAAGGCAATACGAGTAAGAACAGGTGCGTGGGTTGATTGTTCCCCAACTATCAGAAATAGCGAAGTTTTTTCTAAACATAAAGAACTTGGCGTAATAAACTCATATTTGATTGACACCAACACACTCTGCCAATTTACAGGTGCACGGGATTGTAACGGTTTTCCTATCTATGAGCATGATTTGCTCAGACAATACGAAGATACAGGCAGCATCTATGAAGTAGTTTGGAATCAAGGCAACACTAGTTTTAATTTGGTCGATACAGAATACCCTGTTCTCTATCCAACAAATACTTTAGGGAGAATGTTGCGTAATAGGCAACTAAAAGTTATCGGCAATAAATTCGATAAGAAAGGAGGTAAGCAATGAAAACAAGATTTGTAAAGAAGATTCTTCTCGGACCCGACAAGGGTAAAAATTTGTATTGGCTAAAACGAGTGATTAAAGCTTCTTTTGGTTGGAAAGAAGACCACAGAGTTGTTAAAGCACTTCAAATTTATCATCGCAAGAGAAGAAGAAAGGGGGTAAGCTATGAGTAAACAGGAATGGTTCGTGCTCTTTATCTTCTTATTCACGATACTGATGGCAATATTAGGTTGAGGATATGGAAAAGGCAAGAATCATAATCTACGATGATTGGGCGATACTCGATGAGACAGAGACCTTCTTCAAGGATAAAGCCTATCTTATCGGCATCGCCAAATCTACACTTCAGCAGACGCCCGATGCGGTAATTGCTGAAGTTTGGGTAAATGACCGGCTGAAAATGAAGTTCCGCATCAATAGCAAGGGCAAGGTTCAGCAATGCAAGGTCAGTCAGCATCCAGGGTGGGGTGGCCGCAGAGAGCGAGCCGGAGCACCGAGCAAGGGCGCAGCTGCCCTCATCTACAGGGTTGTGACGCATGTAAACGAAGAAACGTTTGAGTTTTGCGAATCCCTCGGTCGCAACAAAGGCGAATGGATCAGACAGGCTATAGCCGAGAAACGAGAACGTGAAGACAAGGAAAAAGCAGGGCACTAGGCTCTGCTTTTTTCTGTTACCATGTTATCATTCGGTCGTATTGCCTATGCCACATATAGGCAAGTTGTTTCTTATATTCTTTTATAATTTTAAAACGTGCCTTTTGTTTCCACTTGGTACGTCTACCTAATATTACATACTTAACATTCTCGGTATAGATGAATGCATGACCAACGGCTGTGTCCTTCTCTTCAGTCTTTGGGTATACACGTCTTTCAATACCATAGACTGGCTAAGAAACAAATGAAGAAGGCTCGTCCGTATTGGGAAAGTCAAGGTTACAGGTTTAGGCGCAAGGCTAAGATTTCATTCTTTCCAAGAGGTTATTATTTATGGTATAGTTTTGTTAATATGGATGGGCGAATACAAAATCACTTTCCTATCCGGATAAAGTCAAGAAGAAAGCGAGGTAAGCATGAAAAGAAGATTCTTTAGATTCTATAAGGCTCGCATTCCTCGCAAGCTAAAGAAGTCTGCGAAGTATGCTTCATGCTTACCTCGCTTTCTCTTTCTTAAATACCTATTTAATCTTGTTATAACTTTTTTCAATACATAAATTTTATCCCCATAAGCAAGATGATAAGTTGGACGCAAATCTTTATCGTGATGCGCTATCTTCTTTGCTAATCTAATCTTCATACGCTACTCCTTTTTTGTTCAACAAATAATCCAAGCACTCCTTACCGATAGTACTTTCTGCCTTGGAATATTCATCATCGTATAACGATTCGTTACCATCATACCTAGAAAGGTATTTCATTCGTTTCCTGTCTGCATCAGACATGATTTTAAGCTTTGCGACAATCACTTCATTACTGATTACCTTGTCAAGAAACCACAACAGGTTAGTTAACGCTAATTTGTTTGGTTCATAATCGTCAACATTTGATAATTCTGACAGCCTTCCTTGAGTATATTTCGTAAGTCTATCTTTGTAATTCATACATTTCTCAAAATAGAATACGATAGGCTTGTTGAAAGAAGGAGTAAGCAGACCATAAGCGATACTCATACTTACTTGGAACTTTGCAGCACCTGTTAGCAGACCTTTCGCCTGTTCCTTTATAGATTCACGGAATAGTTCGATACCCATATCACGCTTTCTAAAGTTACAGGCGCGGCAAGAAGGCATGTAATTCTCCATACTGTCCTCACCATGAGAAACGACATACTTACCTTCCTTATCACTCCAACGAGGGTAACCGCCACGATTCTTGGGAACGAAATGGTCTACTTGCATATCTTCGAACTTTATTTCTTTTCCGCAGTATGCGCAATGATGGCCGTACTTCTCCCAAACTTTGATTCTATCTTCCTTTTTCATAACTAAGATTCTATTACTTCCAAATACTTCAACTTTGCGAATCGGTAAGAGTTATATGTTTCGCCAAGCGTTTTATACACTTTAGATGTAAAGTATAGAATGCAGCCAGTATAATCATTAAAACCTAATATGATATACTTATCTTCAATATACCCTGCTACATATGCGCCAATATCCTTGCCCTTATAAAGAACTCGCTTACCTAGATGAGCATTATAAAAATCCTTGTTTGTCATACGCTACTTAAATTTAATGATAAAAAACTCAGTATCAAGCCATTTATCGGGGCATAAGCCTTTCTTAGGCTTGCCGATGGTAATACTCTCAATCTCCTTCACAATCTTTGGGCTATCGTCATAGTAGCCATTTTTGAAGAGTACGTAGGTAAAGGGTATGAACTTCATAGTACCATCATCCAACAATTTCTTGATAGTGTCGGTATCTATAAGCATTTCCTCGTTCTTTCCTATGTGGAGTTTTTTGTACTTATCGAAATCTTTGCACTCTTCATCCTTGATAAGGAGAAGACGACTCATCCAAAAACCTTTAATCACCCGATACTCCTCTGTCTTCTCGCCTGATAGAATCATGTCGAACCATTGCTTGCTGATGGTGAGGGTCAGAACTTCCTTCTTATTCCAATCAGCGACAGCTTCCTTCAAGTACTTATCCATTACCTTTGCAAGCCTTTCCATTCTTCTCTTTCATCTTAGCGATGCGTTCATTAAAAGCATCAAATGGTCTAACTCTCTTCCTAAACTCGACAAGCGTACATGGATATTTCGCTTTTGTCTTGTGATAATGCCTGTAGCGGTGTATCTTCCAAAAAGAATTTACGAAGTCCTTACATTTCTTGAAGGTGTAGCAACAAGTGCAATCCTTACATCTACCTGTCGAATGCGTCCAGCAGTATGCAAAAATGAGACGCTCTTTTATAAAACTTCCCATAAGCCTACAACTTTTCTAATTCTTCCTGTAAGTAATTAATGCTCTTCTCGATGTTGGCGATAACCATCGCTCTCAGTCCTTTGATAACATCCCTATCGAGAAGGTAATCTACATTGCGAATCTCGTTGTTGTATCTTTCTTCAAGATTAACTCTTAAATCCACATAATGGCTATTTGCAATCTGCAAAAGTTCTCTTTTATCATCAAAGGTTTTCTTCAGCCCAATAGCTTTATTTAAATCTTCTTCTTTCATACGCTATAATTTATCCTTTATATCATCCAAATACGATATAATAACGCATAGGAGGAATAATAATACTACTTTGAACATAACCTAATCCTTTGCCTTAAAGTTATAAATTGGTTTTATGACTTTAACTAAACGAACAGTAGGGTTTATGAGCTCAATAATTTCGTCCATAGGCTTGTAAGCCATAGGAGACTCATCTATTGTTTCTGTGCAGACAGAAGAAGTATAAATACCATTCATTTCTTTCAGATATTCTTTCATACTCAAATCCATCTTTGCTCTAGTTCTCGACATTAATCTGCCGGCACCATGAGGAGCAGACTTTAGCCAATCTTCATTTCCATTACCAACACAAATTAATGAACCATCACGCATATTCATTGGAATGATAACTTTTTCATATAGTCTGGCAGAGATAGCACCCTTGCGCAAGATATTATCACAACCGATATAATTATGCAAAGTATTAAAATAGTGATAGTCAGAAAGTCTACTTCCAAACAAATTAGCCAACATCTTTCTAGCAATGGTTCTCCTGTTTAAACCTGCATACGATATTGCATGACGCATATCATTCATGTAATCTTGGAACAAATCGCCCTCAATGTAACACAAGTCCTTTCTTGGAACAGAACATTTAGACAAATTCTTCAGAACACTTTCAATTTCTTTCTCTCTACCTTCTTCCTTTAACTTTTTAATAATAGAAGAACGGATCTGCCCCTTACTCTTATTTAGGCAATATTGATAAGCTGCCTCTTGGTAATACTTACAAATCTTAACACCTAGGTTTCTGCTACCCGAATGAATTACGAGATATTTGTTTCCTTCATCATCTACATCTATCTCAATGAAATGATTCCCGCCCCCAAGTGTTCCTAACGAACGTGCAGCATAGTCGTAATCAACAATGCCTTTTGCTCTAATATGGCCAATTGCTTGTATCAATTTTGGTGTTTGGTTTGCAGATTCGTTCACGTTAAAGCCGGAAGGTATGTTCTCTTTGATGAACTCATCGACTTTAGCAAAGTCTATATCAACATTGCCTAATTCCACTACAAGCATACCGCAACCGATGTCTACACCAATAGTATTAGGGATAATCCTGTCCTTAATCTTGATCACCGTACCAATGGTACAACCTGTTCCGGCATGACAATCAGGCATGATTCTTATGTCGCAATCTTTATAAGCGTCACACTCAGATAGCTCTTTTATCTGCACAAGAGCTTCGTCCTCAATAGTCTTTGCGAAGACTTTAATATTTTCTAACATAATCTATAATTTTTAGTTCGACTTTCATTTAAGGGCACACCCCAACCTTTTCCGCACACCACTAGGGAGCGAGGATTGACCGACTTGAAATTTGGTTTTATATAATTATATATTTACCTACTCTAAGAGTACCAAATCTCAAAAGTCTTACCTAGGTATAGAAAAGCCATTCCGCAAGCCTTCTTCATCCCAGTGGAATAACCTTTCGGTCGTGCGTTGCCTGTTGAGGTTGGTTGCTCAGAGCAGGACTGAAGGGATATATCTATCTAAGTTAGGGTCGTTTTATATATCGGCAGGTAAACCGAAGAGGACGATACTGATGAAACCTCGTATGTCTAGCCAAAAAACTCGGGGAAAATAAAAATCCCCAAGTCGTGTGACGCCGACCTAGGGATTTCGTGATTTATATTGAACCTATTGAATACAGGTTGAATATCGAAGTCTTATATCAACCGTCACATTGACGAGTGCAAAAGTAAGAAAAATATTTGAAACCGCCAAATTTCAACTTTTGCAAAATATAGTTAAAAAGTAATGAAAAATTCGTGTTATAAAAATGTTATCACTATCTTTGCACCCGAAAGATAAGTGGCTGATATAGACAGTTTTGTGAGAAATTGGTTGTGACCCCAACGGAATCACTTTTTAGGCGTAAAAACGCAACGTTTAGTCAAGAAAAAATCAAACAAGCAGTCTATATAATGTATTGAATAACAGATACTTATATAGATTGCTTTTTGTTTTTTAAGAGATATGTCATAAAGATTGATTTTCTAAACTGGTTTAAAACTGGTTTAAACGCATTTTGGTTGTAACTATTTGAATAACAACGGTTTATATTATTCACGCAAATTGTTGAATCGGAAGGTGTGTTATCAATGTGTTATCACCTTGTAAAAAATGTGTTATCAAAATGGCAAAAATTAATTTAAGTATTATTCACAATCGTTTGAAGCGAGCGACCTCAAAACATGAAGTTTCGGTAGAATTATGCTTTTGTGCCAAGCGTCAAAGGAAGTACTTTTCCACAGGCGTAAAAGTGACAACTACACAATGGTCTGATGCGTCAAAGATGGTTATTAAGAGAAAAGATGCGGATGAACTGAATGAAATCATACAGGCATACCGCGCGAGAGCAAACGAAATCATCAGTAAGATGGTTAAGGAAGGCTGTTGTGACTTAAATGTGGTTATCTCACAGATGAATGGAGAAGACGAAGGAACTTCTTTTATCGAGTACTGCGAGAGAAGACGAAATGAGCGTAAGGTGTGCGAGCATACCAAGAAACGCTACGATGTCTTTATCAAATTCCTAAAAACATGGGGGAAGATAAAGTCGTTCCAAGACTGCAATGTATCGAAGGTGCGTTCAATGGATGAGTATCTCCACAGACAGGATAAGGCTCAATGCACAATCTATGACTATCACAAGTATCTCAAGTTGTTCATCAATGATGCGATGATAGACGGACTTATTGAGCAGAATCCTTATAAGTTTCTGCCATTCCATATTGGTAAGGGAGAAAAGCAGTATGTTGATTGTGTCACCGAAGAGCAGTTTGCTGCCATCAAGAAACTGAAACTCTCAACACCTCATATTCTCCATGCAAGAGATTTGTTCCTCTTTCAATGCTATACCGGACTTGCATACTCTGACCTTGCATCGTTCGATTATACTAACTGCGAGGAGATTGGCGGCAAGATGTTCTATCACGCTAAGAGAACGAAAACAGATACGGATTTCGTATTCCAACTTCTCGAACCTGCCCTGGAGATACTACAGAAGTATGACTTCAAGCTGCCTAGAATGACGAATCAGAAGTATAATGATTATCTGAAGGCGATCGGGCAGATGGTTGGAGTTGACAGACTGCACACCCACATGGGCAGAGCGACTGCGGCGACCTTATTCCTGTCGAAGGGTATGCCTATCAACATCGTGGCAAGGGTGCTTGGGCACACTACCTTGCGCCAGACTACTAGATACGCACGTACATTAAATAAGGACGTACAATCTGCTTTCGATGCTCTCGAAGGAAAGATGTAATATAACAAGGGGAGCCTTCTTTGCGAAGACTCCCCTTTATTGTATCAGCCGACAAGGCTTTTGTCTCTTTCAGCAATCTTCTCGCTGATGATTTGCTTTAACTCCTTAACCACTCCTTCCTGTACTAGCAACTTTACTTTTGTTTCTGCTAGTTCTTTCAGCAGTTTTTCGTCCGTCTGCTTGTCTGCATCGTAAAACATACTGCCTCTGCCACAAAGTAGCCAATCTGCTGATATGTCTACGTATGTAGTCAGTATTCTGTCTATAAACTCCATTGAAGGCTCCTTTGTGCCGTTCAAATAATTGTTCGTAGCAGCAGGTTTTGCCCCGATAGCGTCAGCAAACCCTCTGTTAGTCAGCCTGTAATGGTCTCTTACCTCGTTGATTCTATCTCTTAATCCTTCCATACTGCTAGTGTTTATATTTGTGTAAATACGTAAATTAACTATAAATCAATGCCTATATTCTTGGATATTTGTCTACAAACATGTATCTTTGCATCCGTAAACGAGAACAAAACTCGTTCAAAACTTATTTATGGTGCATAATTTACAAAAAATAACATGAATAAAGTCGTAAAAATAGAAAAAATATTGATTGATAAAGATAAAATTCCTAAAATCATGAAAATTTTTGGTTGTGGCAAGACTACTGTCTACAATGCTCTTGCTTACCGGAGTAATAGCCAACAGGCTCAGGACATTCGTTCCTGTGCTCTGAATCGCTACGGAGCAGAGCCTGTTAAGGTGCCACAACTAGTGAGTGTGTAAATGTGTGAAATATTTGGCTGTTGAATTTTTAGATTAGTTATTCAGACAAAATGCGTTTTAAATTGGATATGCGTGAGCATAGAGTTAAACGATTGCTTAAGAAAGGTTCTTTTTCTTATTTCTAAACTATCAATTCACTCTTGTGCGTGAGCATAGGAGTGATACATGGGAATCGAGCTAGCTCACTCGGAGTGAGCGGGGAAACCCGAGCAAAGGCGTTCAACTCGCCTCGAATCCCCAAAATAGTTTTGGATATTGTTATTATAATGTTTCTTGAAATCGTTAGGTGTGGAGCGGTATAGACCCAGTGGCAATATAAGTTGTTTGCGTTGAATTCATGCGCCACGAACCAGAAGGAAATGTTGTGGTCGAGCATTCTACCAGCACCTTTCGTTTTATACCTTAATTATATATAGCAGTTTCCGGAACAATCCCATTGCCCTTTTTGGACATAAGTTCTTTGACATATTGGAAAAGTGTAAAGTCGAATAGTGTTAAGTCATTATAAGGGGATCCCCGAGCATCAGTCTTTATGACTGATAGCTAAAGCGGTGAGCATGGCTCTTAAATTCATGGTAGCGCATGATGCCGTTATCCACCGATAGTGTAACTGGTAGCACGCCCGAAACTGTTTTGTGTAAATCCTTAATACATTCTTATCAAATCGGGAAGTTGGGTCCGAATCCTACAGGTGGACTATTATGTATTTGTTTGTTGTGTATGATTATTCGCTGCAGCGGCAGCAAACATTGTTTAAAAAAAATTTTGACTCTTTCCTGCCCGTCCGTGAGGATGGGCAAGTTTTTCTTAAACTTCAAAATCAATGGCTTATGATAGATTTATCCGAACCTACTCTCCACAAGTACCGGAGAAAGGTTCTCGAGATATACAGAGAACTCGAAAGAAACCCTTGGGCACCTTTAGGAATCTTCGAGTCAAAGCTGAGGAAAATAAATATCCTCAACTCTAAGATTAAAAATGTGTCCTCAGACATCGGAAAGCCCGAGGGCGAGTATTCAAACTTTACAAATGATAATTACGTGCAATATGGGTTTAAAAAGGAAAACTCCTCTCAAGAGGACACCTATAAAGAAGACTCCTTGGGATAAAGCCAAGAAGGAACAGGAAAAGAAGAAGGCGAAAGCCGGACTTAGCAAGCCAGCACTTATTAAGAGGCTCGACAGATGGTTTTCTCTCTACGTAAGACTTCGCGACGTAAACGAGCAGGGCGTATTTCAATGTCCTACTTGTAGACGCATCTTACCTTTCTCTAAAGGCGACGCAAGCCATTATTGGGGGCGCATTCACATGGCAACGAGATTTGATCCGGACAACGTGACTATCGAATGCCAATATGATAACAGATTCAATAGCTCTCATCTGATATACTTGGGCAAGTATCTAGAAAAGAAACTTGGTCCAAAGAAGATGGAACTGCTAGAATGGAAACATCGTCAAGCCAAGAATTGGTCTCTGTTCGAGCTACAAGAACTCATAGCGTTCTACAAAAAGGAAGTTGAAAAACTTAAAATAGAAAAGAATTATGACGAATGGAAGTGAAATCATGAAACGAGAAACCATGACCTCGCTAGAAATAGCTGAGATTACAGGTAAGCGGCACTCTGATGTACTTGAATCTATCAGGAACATGGAGCCAGCTTGGGAGAAAATAGCCCAACGGAAATTTCCGCTCGGCTCTTACAAGGATGCCAACAATCAAGACAGACCTTGCTATATACTCAGCAAGACCGAATGCCTGTATGTTGCTACCAAGTTCAATGATGAGGCAAGGGCAAAGCTGATTCTTCGTTGGGAAGAGTTGGAAACCAAGGAAGTATCGGTAACTAAAGTTCCCACAACATTCGCTGAAGCTTTGAGACTCGCAGCAGACCAAGCAGAGAAACTTGAAGAACAGGAAAGACAACTTGCAGCAAGTTCGAAAGAAATTGTTGAGCTAAGTGGAACAATAGCAACCATGCAGCCGAAGGTTACCTATGTTGACAAGATTCTTGCGAGCAAGGAGACCGTCACGACAACTCAGATAGCACAAGACTACGGACAGTCAGCCAAGTCTTTTAATATTCTTCTTAGAAACTTTGGTATTCAGCACAAGGTAGGCGGTCAATGGATTCTCTATGCTAAGTATCTTCCAAGCGGTTATGTGCAGTCAGATACTATTTCTATCGAGCATAAGGATGGTTCGTCCGGTTCTGTTATGCACACAAAGTGGACGCAAAAAGGCAGACTCTTCTTGTATGAAGAGTTGAAGAAACATAATATTCTACCCTTAATCGAGAAGTAAATATAACACATATATAATAATGAGTAAATCAGGTACAAAAATCAATGTAGAATTGGTAACACAAGGGTGTTTCCCAACGAAGTCATACGAGACGGATGCCGCTTACGACCTTCATTGTAGTAAGGACACGGAAGTAATTCCAAATAAACGCTTTTACGTTCCGCTCGGGTTTAAGATACAACTTCCTTCAAATATGAAGATGCTGATTCAGCCACGTAGTGGTATGTCGGGCAAAGGTATGTTGTTGGAGGTTTATTTCCCTTCTTGGCTCCTACATGGCGACTATTTAGGCAAGGTTAGAGCAAACCTTGATGTAATTCTCGGTTTGATTGATTGCGGCTATGGCGAAGAAGTCCATGCCATCGTCAAGTCGGGCAGATGGAGGTTAAAGCATCGCATCATGCGTCTGCTCGGTTTCAAGTTCGTTATTCCTTATTCCCAACGCATCTGCCAGGGTGCCTTCACTTACGTTCCAGATACTAACTTGGAACTTGGCAAGGTAACCGGCACTCGTAGCGGTTTAGGATCAACAGATAAGAATTAGTTTTTAGCGTTATTTTTTTTGAATTTAAATTTATTTTTCCTGCTCGTCCGTGAGGATAGGAAGGTTTTTAAAAAACGAAATCATGAAAAAGAATATCAGACAGAATTTCTTCAATCATATCAAGAAGGTACTTGATATAGTTGATAAAATGGGGGATGAGGCAAAGCATTTCCGCTGCATCGTCCTTATGGGTGACAGAACCATTCCGAAGGCATACGCATTCATGCACGCATCGCCCGAAGACCTCAAAAACCTTATCTTGAACGCCATGCGCAATAGTGACCAGTTCACCTACGCTACTGCAAGAGCATTCGAGGAATACGATAAGGAACTGAGAGAAAAAGAAGAAACTTTAAACAAAGATAAAAATGAAGAAAATCCTATTCAAAACTCTTAAACTGCAAAATTTCTGTGGCATCCGTGCCGGAGTCTTCGATTTCGGAGAAGACTTAACCGTTATCTCGGGAGACAACGGAAGAGGCAAGAGCACTATCGGCAATGCAATCATGTACACATTATTCGGTACTGATACCAACGGCATGCAGCTCGACATCAAAACCTTCGATGAGAATCACAATATTATCAAGGAGATAGAGCATTCATCCGAGTTGGTTATGTTGGTAGATGGTGAAAAAATCTCATTCAAGCGAGTTCTGACCGACAAGTGGAAATGTGATAAATGCACCAACTCCTTCAAGTACTATGTTGATGGAGAATTGACTACCGCCGGAGATTTCGGCAAAGTAGTTAACGACATCTTTCAAGAAGACCCATTTTCGTGGTGCATCTGTCCTAATCTGTTCCTTGGTATGACATGGCAGAATCAGCGTGCATTCCTTCAGTCGTTGGCAGGTGATATTTCAGTCGAAGACATCACGAAGGGCGAAGAGAAGTATGATTATCTTGTTGAACTCCTCAAAAAGAAAGACATTGATGCCATCCTTCACCACCTCAAGCACAAGCGTACAGAAGTTCAGAAGGAACTCGATGCGGTCCCTATCAGACTTGCCGAACTCGACAAGACCCTTCCACCAAAGCAGGATTGGGAGGCCATGGAGAAAGAAAAGGCTGAGCTGCAAGAAAAACTGATAGAGATTGACAACAAGGTTCAGCAGATTCGCACCGGTGGAGCAGACAGAGTTCGCCTTGACGGAATCCGCAAGAAGATTGAGTTTGCCGAAAAGCGCAAACGAATGATGGAGCAGGGCGCAGATAAGGAGTCTACCGATAATATGACCAAGCACCAAAGCGATGTTCTCAACGCCAACGCAGCCTTCAACAAGGCAGAATCTACGGTTGATAACCTCAAAGCAGTCATGAGTGGCTATCCTACCACCGAGGTTCAGATAAACACTCAGATTGAAGAATGCAAGAAGAAGGTTAGTGACTTGAACAAGCGCAGCGATGAGATTGCCAAGCGCACTTGGGAATGGGATGATAAGGAAGGTTTCTGCCCTCATTGCGGTCAGGCTCTCCCTCTCGGTGATGTTCAGCTCCTTAAACAGGAATCTCAGAACCGGTTCAATTCTCGCAAGGCAGAGGATATGAAGGAACTAAACAATGAGTTTGCCAAACTACAAAGCGCATACACAGAACTTAATAAAGAGTTGGATAAACTGAATGATGATCGTCAGACCACCACAAACCAACTCGTCAAGGCTCATCAGGCGCTCAAAGATGCCGAAAAGCATAAGGCAGAAGTTGATGCCGATGCTCCACACACCTACGAGCAGATTCTTGCCTCCAAGGAAGAGTATCAGCAGGTAGTGAAAGAGATTGGTGAGTTGCAGGCAGAACTCGACAATCCATCTGAGAGCAATGAAGATAACGACAAGTTACTTCAAGCACTCGCTGAAGAGCAAAAGCCGCTTTCTGACAGATGCGATGAAGTCCTCGAACTCCTCGCCTCAAAAGCATCTTACGACAACATAATGACTCATATCGAAGCAGCACAGAAGGATAAAGCCATCTTCCAAGAGCAGCTTGATGATATTGATGATAAGCTCAACATCACAAACGAGTTCTATCAGTTGTCTTGCAAGGCTCTCGAAGATAAGGTCAATCAGCACTTCCGTTTCGTAAAATGGAGTCTGTTCCTTCCAAAACTCGATGGTGAGAAGAAACCTTATTGCGAATGTTATCACAATGGAGTTCCTTACAGCCGCCTCAATGGTGCTGCCAAGGTGAATGCCGGAATCGACATCGCGCGCACTATCGGTCAGTTCTATGATGTTTCGGTCCCTGTTGTGCTCGATGAATGCGAAAGTGTTAACCATCCGCTCAGCACAGGCGGTCAGCAAATCCGTCTTGTAGTATCAAAGGATGATAAACTGAAGGTTGAGTATTTCGCTCTGGCCACAATGGATTGAAACGCATCATGCAAATCAAGACTAAGTTCGATATAGGTGATGCAGTCTATCTGCTAGATGGGTACAAAATCCGACGTGCAAACATCGTGGGCGTATTCTTTCAGCAGATAGGCGAGGCACCTTGCTCTATTCAGTATAAGTTCGCCGTTTTCCCAACAAGGAAAGAAAGCGAAGTGTTTAAAACAAAAGAAGAATTAATCAAACATATAAGTAAATAAAAATCATGGCAGAAACTTTAAAATTAGAAATGCTGATTGATAAAGACCTTATCAAGGGAACTCTAGCGTTAGGAGGAGGCATGAAGGACGGAACGGATTCGAGCCGGATAAAGAAGTGGTTAGATAGCCACGATAGCGTAGAGGTTGATCCAAAAGAACTTTTTCCGGAAAGTGGTGAAATCAATCTTGCTTTGGGAACAATAGCCTTGGCTGGTATCGCTAAGGAATTAATCAATCATAAAGAAGAGGAGAAGTAATCATGGCAGATACAGCAGTAGCAAAAGCACAGCCTTCTCAGAAGGCAGTAGCAGTTAGTAATTTCAAGGCAGTACTCGACAATAGTTACTACCAAGAGCAGTTGAAGAATGTAATGAAGGAGAATGCAGGAACTTTTGCTGCATCCCTCATGGAGTTAGTCACATCGGATGATAAGCTTCTAGCTTGTGATGGTCGTTTATTGATGGCTGAGGCAATGAAGGCAGCATCCCTTCATCTTCCGCTCAACAAGCAGTTGGGATATGCTTATATCGTACCTTATGGCAATACTCCTACGATGATTGTTGGTTACAAGGGTCTTTATCAGCTTGCTATTCGCTCCGGTCTCTACAAGAACATCAATGCTGATGTAGTCTATGAAGGAGAGTATCAAGGTTACGACAAGATTTCTGGTGAACTTCATCTTGATGGGGAGAAGACTTCCAACAGAATTGTCGGATATTTCGCTTTCTTAGAGCTTACCAATGGATTCCGCAAGATGATGTATATGTCTCTTGATGATATGTGCTCATACGCCAAGAAGTACTCTGCAACTCTTCGTAACTGTAAAATGACAAATCAGCAGTTGGCTGAAATGGCTCAGAAACAAGCCGAGTTAGGACCAGGTAATACTGTTGGATGGTATGGTAATTTCAATGATATGGCAACAAAAACTGTCCTTCGTCGCCTTCTTTCTAAGTATGGCTACCTTTCTATCGAAATGCAGACCGCAATGACAGTCGATGATGTTCCTACCGCAGAAGAACAGCGTGATGAAGAGTTTGCCGAGGCAAAGAACGTTATTACGGTCAATGCTGATACCGGCGAAGTCGTGAATGCCGAAGAAGTACATGATGAGCAGCCACAGGCTCAGAAGTTTAGTTTGAGTTAAAATAAAAATAAGTTTTATTATGAAAAAGTATATTGGAACAAAAGTTATTATGGCAGAGCCTATGACTATGACAGAAGCACAGAAAGTGCTTGGTAGAGAACTTACACAATCAGCCATTGAGGAAAATGGCTATTTGGTAGAGTATGAGAACGGATATAAGTCTTGGTCTCCTAAGAGTGTGTTTGAGAAAGCCTATCGTGAAGTAGGCTCTGTTAACTTCGGTGGTGCTATTGACTTATTGAAGGCAGGTCTTGCGGTAAGACGCAAGGGATGGAATGGTAAGGGGTTGTTTATCGTGAAGCAGGTTCCTTCCCACATTACAGGTGACATCATTCCTAAGATGCAGTCATTGCCACAGATTGCTAAGGACATTCTGATGAAGCGTGAGAATCCTCACATTGACTACACCAATCAGATGCTTATCATCAATCCAGATGGCAGAGCAGATTCTTGGGTGCCATCGTCTAGTGATGTATTTGCAGACGATTGGGAAGTTGTAAATGAGTAGTTACTTTCCATCATTGTCATTTGAGAGTCGTATTGGAGTAGAAAGTTAAGTATGAAGTTAATAGTCGTAAATAGCAATAGTCTTGGCAATGCCTACGTACTGGAGGCAAGTAATGGTCAGCAGCTATGTATAGAGGCAGGCCGTCCGTTGCAGGAAGTAAAGAAAGTTGCAAACCTCAAAACATCAAAATGTGTGGGAGTGATTATCAGTCACTCCCACGGCTGAAAGGCGATCATGCAAAAAATGCCAAAGACTTTCTGAGAGCAGGAATCGATGCTTACTCTACCGAAGAGTTATCCGGGAAATGCAAGGGAGTAAAAGGCATGATTAAAGAACAGACCTATCATCTAGGTGCTTTCAGCATAACCCCGATGAAGGTAGAACACGATGTGCCTTGTTTCTCTTTCCTCATTCATCATCCGGAAATGGGAACCATGATGTTCTTTACCGATTGCTACAATATGGAAAATGTAGTTCAAGGGTGCCGGTACTTCTTGGCAGAATGCAACTATGATGATTCTCTCCTAGAGAAAGCAGTAAACGAAGGCAAAACGATAGTCAGCCAAGCCGACCGCATCCGTCTTTCCCACATGAGTTTGGCTCACTCTATCGAGTATCTCAACGAATGCAAGGCAGCCAATACCGCCAAGCGCATCATCCTCATTCATGGTTCAGCACGCCATCTTAATCCTGATGTTGCCGTAAACAAATTCCAGCAGGTCCTCGGTGTTCCAACCGACTATGCTTGCAAGGGTTTAGTAATCAATCTAATGTAATTATAATAATATGAGTGTATACAATCCTAATGATCCTCGCGACTATCTGAGAATCGTGAAGGAAGTTCAAAAAGCTAAAGAATGTGGGTATAATATCGAACTGAAGAAGTTCCACCCCATTCAGACCGATAAGCAGTCAAGTTATCTTCACTTCATGATTAGCTATCTCGCCCTAAAGTTAGGGCAGACCTTCTACGAAACGCTTCGTGATATTCAGCGCAACGTTTGCAGCTACATCTTCTATACCGATGAGGTAGATAAGACAGGCAACCGTAAATACAAACCTCTCACTTCCCTCAATACAGCAGAGGCTAGCAGCGTTATCCGAAACGTGATAGATTATGCAAATGTCCGCAGCATCATGATTCCGGAACCCGACGACCAAGTTGGTTTGCAGTATTGCAAGCGAGAACTAGAAAACTCGGGCGCCGGTTGGGTATAAATCATCAAAATCATATAGCTTATGAAAACGTTAAAGGAAATCCATTCGGAGGCTAATAAATATTCGGAAAGTGAACCCCTGCAAGATGCTTTTGTAGCCGGTGCAAGATGGGCGCTTACGGGTAAGTATTACAAGCCTTCTGAGTTGTTCGACAATCATGCCGAAGTGGAGACGGTAGACTTGGAGGTTGAAGAAGAGCAAAAACAGATGTTGGTCTTCGAACCGCCTTTTGAAGAATGGTGGAATGCCTACAATAAAAAACGAGGCCGCAAGAAAGCAGAGGCTAAGTGGAAGAAGTTAAGCCTTAACGATAAGGTAGCTTGTATGAAAGCTACACCCCTTTACGTAGCATCTACGCCCGACCCTGTGTACAGAAAAGACCCACTCACTTATCTTAATGGTGAGTGTTGGAATGACGAAATCATCCAAAAGCAAGATTATGAACAACAACGAGCTGTCAATCTCGCAGCAAAGGCTGCAAGAATCCTTGGTTCCGATTATCAAGGATAAACCGAACTATGTCCGACCAGCTTCCTTTACGAGTGCTATATGTAAAAGTACAACCACCTTGCTCAGTGTTCAGAAGCAAGGTGGCTTGCGCTCACTCGTCGGATGGGTAAAGGGCAGGCTGATAGAACTCTTCACTTTTCTTGGAGTCTTCGATATAGTCACGGAGTTTCAGATACAAATGCTTGCAACGAGATTATGCACAAAGTACTATTATTGGACTACAACTGAACTCGACTACGCCTTTATTCGAATAATGGAAGGTAAGTACGGAAAACTGTATCAGTATAAGCATGAATATGAAGACAAGTCTACTGCTACTACCATCAATCCACAAGATTTAATGGTAGCACTTGATTCATACGAAAAAGAACTTCTGCTTGAGCGTGGAAGGGTAGAGGACGAGCGCAGAAAAGAAGAAGAGCGACTGAAAGCGATAGAGGATGCAAAGAAACCTCATGGCATAGAGGCATGGAGAAACTACTGCAAGTCGAAGGGTTTAGACCCCGATACGCATACATTGCCATCCGTCAGCCTACATGATGTCAACAAGGAACTGAACATTCAAAATACTGGAAGAATGACCGGCTTAAGATAAACAAACAATAAAAAATGAAAGTTATGAATACAATTCAAACAGATGTTATCATCGTGCTAGCTATCCTGTTGTTGGTAGCTATAGCAGACCGAATCAAATACCGCAAGTACTATTCAAGCAAGGGTAAGATGGTGGTCCTTCGCATCAACAATCCCGATGTACGGGACCGCCTCAACTCAGAGGGCTTATCTCTCTGCCAGTGTGCTTACTATAACACACACAAGTATCTCTACACCATCGAAGGTGATCGTATCTGTGGTTTTACCGAAGAATGCACTCATCTGATAGAAGATGCTATCAAAAACCATCAAGATGTAATTGATTGTGATATTGATGTCAGCAAGTTCGTAAACGAGGTCAAGAAGTTACAACAGGAGTATGAAACTAAAGAGGAGGAATAAGTATGATAGACGATAAGAAAATAGAAGCTGCTGCTAATAAGCATATTGAGACAGAGTATGCTAGATACAATAGTGGCGAGGTTGAGGAAGAAATGATTTGTCTTAGGGGCAAAGATAGCTTCTAAGAAGGATGCTATCAAAAAGTATAATCATCGTAAAAAGTAAAGTGTATGTATTTTGAATATAGAATAGTCAAAATTGAGAAAGGTTTGTTTCTCATCGAATATAAGACCGCTCCTTATGGAGTTTGGCATGAAGTAAAAAACAAGCAGTTCAAGACTAAGCCAAAGGCAGAATCTTGGGCGAGAAAGAACTTGGTTTAATGAAGTAAAGCGTATGTGTCCACATAGTACATGTATTCATAAAATACCAGGAAAAGGAGAAGTGCATAGTCATTGTGATATTGGTAGAAATCCAAACGAGTGCCCTATCTGTATAAAATGGAAAAAGAAAGTTAGTAAGAACTCCAAGAGATACAGAAAAGGTTTCTTTAAGCGATATTGATTGTTTAACCGCCTTCGGGTATAAATAGATAGAAATATGGTAGCATTATTAACAATTTTAGGAACTATCTTTTTGATAGTTAGTGCAATATTTTGGTCAGCAACACCGAAGTTTAGAACAGTGGATATTGTATTTGCATCAGTTGCAGCAATACTTATGACATTATGCTATGTAGGTTCTGTGCTTGCACAATATATGATAGAATTTACGAAATAATTAACTAACCACCCTCTCCTGTAAAATGGAGAGGGTAAAAAGAAGAGAATATGGCACAAGAAGGATGGATATGCCCTAGATGCGGAAAGGTGAACGCACCTTGGGTAATGCAATGTTCCTGCAATAGGAACACTAAGATATTACCTAAAGTCGGTGCTCCTTACTATGAAGGAGACCAAGCAACGTGTAACGCAAAGGAGGATAAGCAATGAGTAAGATTAAGGAATTATTAAGTCAAGCATACAATCAGCTTGATGAATACAATAAAGGGGGTGCTACTCAGCATATCCTTCTTTGGAAGGCTATGGGCAATATTGAGGATGCACTTAAAGAATTGGAGGATTGATATGATATAACAAAGCTACAAACTTAAGAAGTTTAATTGAAATAGACAAGAAGGCTCTTAAGTATTGGAAGGAAGCTGTAGATGCAACAGATGAAACCATCACATTGTCTAATGGGCTAGGATATAATGGGTATAAAAAAGCTTCCATTTTTAGGTTCATATCTTTTAAAGAACTGAAAGATATGGCTATTGAGAGACTTACAAAGAATTTAGAACAACATCAAAAAATGTATGAAGAATTATAATGGAGGAAAAGTAATATGGAAGCAGGACAATTATTAGTGCTATTGTTGTCGTTTTGCGCTTTAGCATTACATATCAAGAATCGTAGAAGAAAGGGTTAATTATGGACAAAACAAAATTACATTCATCATTACTCTTCCTGATGCTAAAACTGGAAGAGGCAAAGAGCAACCCGATGTCTGACAAGAACTTTGTTGCTGCATTGACGGAAGTGCTCAGATTTTTCCGTGATAACGGAGAGTTGAAGAAAGCCTATGAGCTTCAAAAGGATTCATTGGCAGATATGGCTAATAGCCCTTGGGCGAAACTGGTAATTGGCATGCTTACATCAAAAGTGCAAGAAGACAAAGTTGATGCAGAATTACCAGACATTGATGCTCTAATAAAGGAGAGTTCTTCTGATGAGTTCATCGAAAAGAAAATTAATGATGTTCTTGGAGAACAAACAAGTAATGAAGATTAGCTATGTACAACAGATTAATTTCATTCTTAGTAAAGCTTTATTATAGCGTGATTCTCAATTACACGATACTGCATCAGTTCGGAATCAAGGATCAAGGCTGGCCATCATGGTTAGTTGCTTTCGGAACGTTTGTAGTCGTTGACTGGACTATTGATAAAATCAATAAGTAACCACAATCCCCACCCAGCTATCACAGCCGAGTGGGGATTTCTTTTTGCAATGAAACAATCTACTTAAAACCTAATTAATACAACTAACTAAAAATAAAAAAGTAAAATCTATACCAATCTATCTATATATTCATCTAAATCCTTTTCGTACCAAACTAGCTCGGTCCATCCCTTCCGCTTTTTACCCTTTGGCAGCCTGCCTTCTTTCACAAGGCGGTCAAAGGTAGCCCTAGAAACATGAACATAGCCGCATGCCTCAGCCTTGCTGATAGGCTCGTCTTTGTTGGCAATGCGGTGCAGAAAACATTTTGCTGTTTGTTAGTTAAGCATCTTCCGCTCTGAATCCGCTCATGAAATTCCATCAGGAGCGAATCAATCATCTGCAGTTCTTCGCTAATCTTCGCCATAAGCTAGCATTTTTTGTTTCTGTACCAGAGAGTAAACCCAATCGCGCAAGCCGCCAGTATGAACAGGAAAGCGATATAGCATCTGCCCAGCGACATCAGCCTTTGCTCGTTCTTCGTCAGTTGTCGCTCTATAGGATAAGGAACGGAGACAGAATCCCTCTTGATGATCGTGTCCGTCTTCACCTTATATATATTATGATACCGGTCACGGTAAACCACCTTGTTATGGAAAACCGTATCACCTTTCTGAAAAACATATACCGAATCCTTCATGTAGATACTATCCAACTTAGCAAAAGTATCAGTCTTCACGATGTATTCAGTTCTAACAGAAGGAACCTTGATATACTCCTTCGTCTTGCATCCTGTAAATGCCAATAGGATAACCCCAATCACCAAGCCGACGCAAGCCCATTTCCAAAACCTTATGTCATACCATTTCATAAGCTATATCTCTTTGTATTCAACTTTAGCATCAAAGCAAGGGCACTCCTTGATTCTCTCCCAAGGATCCACTACGCCGTTATGGTTCCTGTCGGGCGAAATATCCCTGTGCCCCAAGATTTCAGCATCCGGATATTTCTTCTTCAGCTGAGTGAGCAGAGTGATAAGTGATTTCTTCTGTTCCTCAGTTCTGTTGTCTACCGCCTTTCCCTTCTTGTTGATGCCGCCAACGTAAGCCACATTGATAGCCGTAGCATTATATCCCTTCACACCGTTGCTAACCATTTCTACCGGAAGCATCTGGTGAATCCCACCATCAGCAGTAATCACGTAATGATACCCTGGGTTATTCCAGCCTTTGCGCTTAAACTCATCCCAAAGTTCCTTCACGCCCCATTTCTGTGAAGATGCAGTACAATGAACAAAAATTCTCTTAATCAGTCTCATTTCTTCTCCTCCTTTCCCTGCTCCTTCATAATCTCAGCAAAAGCCTTAGCAAGATCTTCTTTATTCTCCAGAAGAATGCTTACCGTCTTCTCCTGCTTCCGTATCTCAACCTTCTGCCAGCTCTTCTCTCTTACGCTTACAAATTCACAGAACACGCAATAGCCTGCCCATATCATAGAGAAGACAGGGAAGGGGAGAACCGTACAGGCTATCAGGTCTATGCAGACCGTCACCATGAAGGGAGAGAAGTATTTCCTCGCCTTGTCGCAAGTCTTCTTGAATCCTGTACTTGTCGTAGCCAGTCCGTTCTCTTTCGCTTTCTTGATGCCGAAGAACAGGTCCACGCCCATAGAAATAATAAGAGCACCCATGCAGATGGCAATAACCAATGCCGATCTGTACAGGTGCTCTTGTAAAAATGTATGTACTATCTCTGCCATATACCATTATTATTGATTAATGGCTACAAAGATAAAAGGCTTTTTAATAGCTTTTGCCGTGTTCCAACTTAGCTATTCATGTACCACCAGATTTTATCTGTAGGGTGGTTTGTCGATTCGTCACAGAGGAAACTGATAGCCAGTTCCGAAATTCTTTTTCTTGTGGTGTCTTTGTTCTTCGACCATTTGCCCACCACGTCTATATGGTCAGCATAAATCTTATTCATCGTTACTGCAAAATCCCAGAAGTTGTAGTCCGGTATGTTCCAAGATAGCCGGTCATAATCATCCTTCAACTCATCAAACCCGAAGTAAGGCGCATACTTTTTGTGAACATCGTCATCAAAATAATAGATGTTGGCGATACAGGCTCTGCCCAGTTGTTCGTCAAAGTGATGCTTCCTTTCCATCCAGTACAGCAGATTCCTCTGCACAATCCTCTCTTCTTCCTCTGTAAACCCGCACTCATCGTTTCTTAGCATCCCGAAGGCAGATTCTGCTATTCGATAGAGCGATTTTGATAAATCCATAAGCGTAAAGCATTAAAGTGAATATGATAAACACATGGTGCATCTCTAACTGCTCGGGAGTGATGAACCAGTGCTGATAATACAATCTGATTGCGTTGATACCGAAAAAATAGAAGAACGGAATACGGAAAATCCAGCAGTATCTGAAGAAGAAACTTACCGGTATCATGGTCAGTGGCATATAAATGTATGCCAGTACATAAATCCAGATGATGCAGTTCCCGTTGAAATCGGTATCTAATATTGTTGGTCTAGGGATAATGTCCATAGTCCCATACGCCGTACCAGTGACCTAGCATCAATGGGATGGGTGCCCACTTTGATAGAAGTTCATAGAACCTCCAAATCTTCCTACTCAATAAGCCTTCCATAACTAAGGCTTCCTCCTCTTCCGAGAGAGGCGATTCCTGTTTTGTTCTCATTTTTGTTACGAATTTATGGTTTAATTTCATCTTTTACTAACAAATATTAGAATATATATATTATTTTTGTTACAAAGTTAAACTTTTTGTTTCGTAACACCATGAAAACCAGCCTAATATTAAAACTTATTTAAATCTTTATGCGCTTATTTGGTCATATTCTAAATAATATGTATATTTGCAACATCTTAATGTAGCATTTATATGGCAAGAGCAAATTACGAATTGATTGACAGACAGAGGGATGATTTGATGAAGGCGTATCGGGAGATAGCTCCTAATTGCCATTCTCAACAGGAGGCTTGGGAAAAGGTGGTTCATTCTCCTGCACCCAGATACTATGTTTCTCCCAAAAGAGCTTGGGATATACTCCGTAGAATGGCAGTCGGCGATTTCTCAAAGGTGGATAGTATGAAACCGATTCGTCAGAAGTTGTACTATACGCTGTTCAATAGGATGAACGAAATGACGCAGCGAAAGGAGTTCGTGGGCAAATCTTTATGGTTTATCTGCCAGTTCCTTGTTTCTGAGCCTGCACCCGAGTTCTTTATCCAGCCAAGTAATCTCAAATTCATTTTCGCTTACTATAAGAAGTATGGAAAAAATTACAGAGAAATGGACCTTCGTAAGAAGAAACTTTCGAACAAAGCTGGTGCTTAGCATCATCTGCCTCGTTCTGTGTACTTGGCACGTCGGTTTCTATCCCGGTTGCCCTTGGCAGAATCATATCCTGTATAGCTTCTTCCATGTCAACGGCTTTCATCTTGCCGTAAACCTTCTGGTGCTTTGGCAGATAAAGAACGATATGAAACCAGTCACTTCTCTGGCTGTTGCCTCTGTCGCTAGTCTGCTGCCCATGTATGTTAGTCAGCCTACAATGGGGCTTTCCGGTTTCCTATTCGCTTCATTCGGTTTGATGTGGGGTAGGACAGGACGATGGAAAGAGGCATTAAAGAAAGCGATGCCGTTCATTATTTGCACAATGGCCGTGCCGAATGTCAACGGACTTCTGCATCTTTGGTGCTTTTTTTTAGGTTATTGTTGCTCATTCTTATGGATTAAAATTATATATATATGGAAAAGGAAATATGGAAACCAATAAAAGGATACGAAGGGCTTTACGATGTAAGCAATTTTGGCAGAGTCAAAATGCTAAAAAGAGTAACAGCTTTTGGTTGTTCCACAAAAAATTTATCCAGAAGTGATAAAGAAGCAGTCTGATGATGGAGTTGGGTACAAGACAGTTACATTATCAAAGAACGGAAAGAGTAAAACGTATCGGGTTCACAGACTTGTAGCTGAAGCTTTCATTCCAAATCCAGAGAATAAACCACAAGTATCACATCTAGATGAGTCAAAAGATAATAATAAAGTAACTAATTTGCGTTGGGCGACTTGCAAAGAAAATATAAATATGCCGCTTCATAGAATTAGGGCTTCAATAAGCCACTCTGGAGAAAGATGTTGTAGATTTGGGAAGCGAGGCTATTTAAGCACAAATGGGAAAATTGTTATTCAATTAGATAAGAATGGTAATTTTATTGCAGAATTTGGCAGCCAACTAGAAGCAGCTAGAAGTGTTGGCTCTAAAGACTCTAGCGGTATTTCTGCTTGTTGCTTAGGAAAACAAGAAACTGCATACGGATTTAAATGGAAATATAAAGAAGAATCATGTTTTTAAAAATGTATTTCATAACTCATTTTAAAGGCGGCTGCTCATCACGAGTGGTCGCCTTTTTCATGTTATCATAAATTAGCGCGTATGAAAGAATTATCTCATTTTGTCTTCTCGTCTGCTTTGTACCTCCACTATACTGCCAGCAAAGGCATCAGCAGCCTTGAAGTTCTGCAGCGTATACTTGAAAGTAAAATACTTCCAAGGCTTACCAGCCAAGCTTGGCAGCTTGCACCAGTGCTTACAGTCGTTGCTTCCGTATATCTCCAGCCCAATCGTTCCTTCGTCCGAATCAAACAGATGCTTCACCGCTCTCAGCGATTTCAACGTCATGCTGCCGCCCAGCTTCAAAGGTCTGGTCGTAAATGATCCGCTATAGCTTTCCGTATCTTCGTTAATGTCTGGTTTTGCTGTGAGTGAATAGACGTTTCCTTTAGTATCTTGTATCAGATTATCCGGATAATCATTCACTACCGCCTGTGCCTCTATGCCGCTATTCACCATTGAGAAGGTCTTATCTACCACATTATATATGTATTGGTATGATTTTCCCTTGCTCAATATTCTCAATATAGAGTCTCTGTAATCGTAGGCGATAAAGCATCCTTTCAGGAAATCTAGGAACTTGCCTTCACCGAAGCTTGCAAAGTTTCTCGGCGCTCTTCCCCTCATCTGCTCGCTCATACAGGCTACGCTTCCACCGCTTGCCGCCATCAGTCCTTTCTTTGAAGCAAAGAACACAAGTCTGTCCGTTGGCACCAGTGGCGAATCCTCATTACATACCTCTCTTGATATTGGATAGGATCTACTATAGAGTCCTTCTGAGTTAACCGATAAGCCGTAGATACCTTCGTCCGTAAATACCATCAATGGATATTGACCAAACTGACCTTGGCTTACCGCCTCCGTGTTGGCAATAATTCCGAGTATCTTTCCGGTTCCAACCGTATTATCTCCCGATGCCTCAAATACAAATGGGTTATTGACTACTGAGGTATATATGTTAGAGTTCAAATCTTCAAAACCTCCAGTCTGTTTGTTTGCTATATCATTACCTGTAGCTAGTAAAGTTGGAGGCAAAGCTGTGAAACTATAGCTTCCGTTTAACATAGGATGTGTTTGCAGGCTGATGTTGTAGTAGTATGTTTTGCCCTCTTGGTACTTATTTACCATGATAAGCATCTCCTTTGCATTTGGATCAGGATAAAAGTACCAGTCGTTATAAGGCTGGTAGTCCTTATCTATCAGCAGAGCGCTAGACAACACCCAAGTGTCCATAGTTTGTGAAACTATATGCACATAGTATTTCACAAACCCATAAGCATTTGTTGGGCTTGTGTAACCAGCTCTGAATATAGTAAACCCTTTGAATGGGTATCTTTTTACTCCTATCAGATTTATTCTGTTGTTATAACTGAACAGTTTTGAAGATGTTAGATTAGTCCATCCGTAATAATCGTCCACCTTTAACTGCTCCTGTTCTTTCAAGTTTGATAGTCTTCCTTCCGGCATGATTCTTACGTCAGAAACAGTTTCATCATAAGCAGAAGCGTCATGCCAGATGTTATCAAGATATTCCGAATTAAGTTCTAACGAGAACAACTTGAAAAACTGTGTCTTTCCTAGGAGTTCGTCTATTATCTTGCGCTCTGTCTTATAAACAGGTTCTATCAGCTCTCTTGCTTGGTAGGTATACCAATTGAATGATATTTTTTTCGCAGAATAATGATCTGCTGTTACGTAATCATAATAAGTCTTTCCGTTTAGTTCACTTACGGTTTTGAAAGACCAGTCAGAATCTATCTCAAATGGAATAACATCGTCAGATGCAAACACCACGACCTCTTTGATTATATCCTTCCAATCATCTTTATTGGGAAAGTCTATCTTAAAATTGAGGTGAGAATAATTCAATATGAGCATATATTGCCAGGAAGCATCCCCATTCGTGGCAATTTTGTTCGCTGTCACTACCCAGGTCTTTTTGCCAGAATCATAAATACAGGGTCCAAACTTGCAGTTCTTATGTGTTGAAGGATAGCATACGATTGGGTTCGAAATTCTGGCAAACGTTGTTCCGTCAAACATTCTCAATGCAGTACGAATAAAGAAGGGAAATGCAAAGAGATTTTTATTCTTTGTATATTCGATGGCTTCTGCAGCGTGCCCTTTAACTGCATTTTGAAAATTAGTATATTTCTCGGTGTCAGACTCATTCATAATATGATGATAATCAAGAGTGTATTTTGCTGCTCCGTCATGCGAATCCTTTACACCTGTGAAATTTCCGCTTCCGTCATAACACAAATATCCATAACCCTCTGTTTTCACTTCGCTTACAAATGTTCGCATTCTGCATACTGTTCTGTCCTTCTCCAGTTCTGTTTTTTCTTCTTCGTTTGTAAAGGTAAAACTAATATCTGGTATGGGTAGTTCCTTACCTAAGTCCTTATATACATTTCCTTTATACAGAATATAATGCATACCTTCTTCTGTAGCACAGACTAAAGTATTTCCTACGTGCTTAATATCGAGCAGCTTTGAACCTAGTCCTATCGTTTGCGTCTTCCTATCCGTGCTTTGATTATCTTTGAAGTTAATATAGCATTTTAGCTTTGTTCCATTTTCGATATATGTTATAAGGTTCCTGTAGTCAGCCAGTTTGTGAACATAAACCAGCTTTCCTTCAAGAGGAACGCCACCTGTAATTTCCACCCCCTTCTGTACCGCCTTCATTTCTCCATCCTTAAAGATAAATCCGTCACTCTCCAGCAGTTCAGAATCATCTGAAAGCAAGTCGCTAGGTACATTCGTCATGCCCTTGCTAAAGCTCAAAGTTTGTCTTTCTAAGTTTCTTTCCATAATAATTCAACATTTAACATTCAACACTCAACATTCAACACTCCCCCTAAATTTTCGCCGCCGTATGAACACCATCGCCACCACGGCTTCTTCTTTCCGCTTTCTTCCAGCTAGGCTTCTCCATGTCCGTAAGACTCACAAAGAGACCGATGCCGGTACTCATTACCACATCATCATGGTTTCCGTTACCCACGATGTTACCCAAGCTGCCATCATCATGTCGCTCATAGATGCGCAACTCATGATACATTTCCTTGTCTGGCTCCTCATACAGATTATCATCAATAAACTCTTCCAAGTTATCAATCACCTGCTGCTTCGTCAGCTTGTTGGTTTGGAAACCATACTTCGCCAGTACGTTATCTTCCACATTCTCCGAACTGCTCGTTCTCTGATACAGATTATCGTAGTAGTCGGCTATCTCCTGCAGAATAGTCAGAAAGTGATCACCCTCCGTGTTGTTGTTCTTCTCTCGGTCGGCAGTGTTACTCTCTATCACCAGAAGCGCATCATCATAATAATGAGCTAGGGCAGCAGCCATCCATGCCAGCTTATCATGTCTTACATGTCCTCTGTATCTCGCTACTACCTTCGGCTTGCCCTTCACGGTAGGAATCATACCGAATCGGTCTATCACGGTCATAACGGTATAGTCCGATGTCGTACTCTTACCGCCAATATCCACGCTCACCAAGTATCTGTTCTCCACTTGCAGGCAGTTTGGCACAGCCCAAATCTTCAAGTCTCCCTCGCCATCGTCTCTCAGCTTCACCTTCGAGTTCGGAATGGTGTTATCATCCTTCACGCTGATGTTCACCACGATGTCGGCAGTAAACTTAGGATCTTGCTTATACAAAGCCTGCATGTCGTCTATAGAATAAGGATTGAATACCAGTCTACCAGAGTTTCTGAACGCATCTTCCTCATCAATAGGAGCCTCGGTAGCACATGCCGCATGGGTGGTAAACTTGTTTCTGTAGTTTCTGTACCATTCTATTGCCTCAAAACAAGCACCCTTCTGCCACATTCGCCAGAAGAACTTGCCGGTCTCACGGTAGCCCTTCGGACAGGTGCTTCGGTCTCTGTTCTGCAAAAGCCACTTGGCAAATGCTCTTCTGTTCTCTACAGGAGTCATATCCTTTTCTATGAAGAAACAAGGAATAAAGAGGAACGAATAAGCATCATTATTCTTTGGGTCCATTGCCAACTGGCACTTGTCGTAGAAGAAACCTGAGTTACCTCTACCGGTACTCTCGAATATCTCCACGTTGTCTTCCAATGGGTCGATACCACCGGATATAGAAGAAATCACACCCTCAGGATCATGCTCTGGTGTCTTCTTCCAATAGGCCACCTCCGAATAGTGGGCGCAGTGGAAGTTGCTACCACGCACAGAATCGAAGTTCTCGAAGGATGCTACCGTCAGCGTACTTCGTCTGATTGCCTTCACACCATCCGTTACTTGGAAATCGTCAGGAGAATTTTCGTATGGCGAGAACTGAAGTTTTGCGCCCGGATGCCCCACGGTCCACCCCGGCTGCCGCTCCAAAGCTTTTCGGTACATGGCCTTAATCTTCTTGGCGGTATTCTTCTGTTGGGCAAGCACAATAGCATTCCAACCATCGCGCCTATAGTCCTGAATCCATTTGATGTAAAGCTGGGATAGGGTAGAACCGCCCCACTGACGTGCCTTCAGAATAACCACGAACACCGGTTTGTGGGCATTCCGCAGGTCTTCCATAATCTTCAGTAGCTTTCTTTGAGGATAGTTCAGCTTGAAAGGAATCATCTTACCGGTCTTCTTATCCTCAATCTTATCGGTCACGTATAGGGCAAACTCGGGGTCTTCCATGAACCTCACCCTACAGATGGCGAAGGTAAGCATCTGGAAATGCTGGGCATCATCCTTCTGGTGCAGCACGTAGTTGATGTAGTCTTTCAGACTGCCCATCTTTCTCAGACCTCTGAACAGAACAGATTTGGCGGTCTTCTTCGGAACCCACATCTTGGGAATGAAGAAATCGGATAGCTCTATCTTCACACGATGCTCAAAGTTATAGCAACCTTCGCCCGTCATAGGGTCGTAGGTTCCATAAATCTCATCGTATCGCTTCTGATTTTCTGCTACGAGATTATCTATTTCCTGTTCAGTTACTAGAGCCATCCGTTAAATCGTTTAGTTCCTCAAAATCAGCATCCTGTATCTCGGGTGCTTTGCTTATATCCAGTACGTCTGCCTCGTCTTCGTCCTCTACGGTTGTCATACCGAGTGCCATGAGCTGCTTGAAGTCTGCATCTATTCCGTGGGTAACGCTTACTTCTGTCTGCTTTGGTATCATGTGCTTGGTAAGGTCTTTGTAGATGGTGACGTATGTCTTAGGATCATACTCTGCCAGTTGGTTCATACAATCCTCAAACTGCTCTTGGCTCCTTGCCAGCCAGTCACGTATATATTCCTTTTGGGCACTCTTTCTTGCAGGGAGAAGTTTCTTTACCTTCTCCTTCTTCTCTTTCTGTATCTCCCTTACAGACTTAAATCCATCCATTTCAAAATCTTCCATACGCTCGCTTTTTTATTATCCGAAGGGTTTCAGAGTATGAATCATGCTGCCCGGTTTGGTTGAGTTGGCGCAGTCTATGATGTCTATCTCCAGTTCGTCCAGTTGGTTCATCTGGTCTATCGTCAGAGGGTCCTTGCTTGTCAATGTGCGCATAAAATATTCGTATAGCGCACCGGTCACGATATAGTCGTGTATCAGCTTGACGAGTGCATCATATTTGGTATCATCCCAGTAGTCTGGAAATTTCAGCCATATCTCCTTCTCATCCCATTCTCTCAGGGCATTATCTCTTACCCTTCCTTCTGGTTTCATTACATAGGCAGACAGATTCGCTTCCACCTTATTAATATACTTGTCAAACCAACGGTAAAAGAGCGGGCGTTCCTGATCGTTCTCGCTTGTCGGAATATCTTCACCTTGCGCGTCCTTCATGTTCCGTCTTGCTCGTCCTACCATGTTGGTATTTGCATCTATATCATACCAGAGCTGGGTGGCATAGATAAAGATGTGTTTATCCCAATAGCCGTGCCCTGCTCTTCGTGGCTTCGGCAAGAAAGGATTTGGCTCGGGCTTCCATCCTCTCTCTCGGATAAAATGTGTTGGGTGTAATTTGTTAAACTCCGGATAGCTCATATCTTGATATTTTATATTCAATATTACAAAACTCCTTCCTCCTCAGTTACGATGGCA